AGGTAGGCATACCCCCCGCCAACAGGACGCAGCACAGACCGATTATGGCGGTTTTCCTCATTGGACTTTCCCCCGATACCCCATTTTCAGGAATCGTTCCTCGATTTCGCCGGGATTCTTGGGGTCCACGGGGCCACCATCCTCCCCTTCGCCGCCTCGTACTTCTTCCGGTAGGTGTCCCGGTCAGCGGTCAACCCCTTGATCCTCGCCTCGTAAGCGGTCTTCGACGCCGCCGTGTCCCGCTGGTACGCCGCCGCCCAACCCTTCGCCGCGTTCAGGTACCCTTGCGCGGTCTGTCGCATCGATACCCCATCGGCGACAGAGCCGAGGACAACGATCCCGAAGGCCACAATGATGACCGCAAAGAGTCGATTCGCTTTCGCCCATTCCCACATCACTTCACCTCCGGCTTCTCTCCCCAAATCCGCTGTGCTGTCGGAAGGCCGAGTATACTTACGAGGAAGATCAGCACGGATTCCGGGATGGACGGGATCTCCTTCTTCACGATGGCGACCACAGACCACACGACGAGGAACACCATCAGGGTTATGAACGCCCGCAGCCGCACCGAACTCTTGTTCCCGTTGTCATCTTCGAAGAAACCGGCCATTTAAGCCTCCTTCGGCATCTCAAAATGCGGGAAGTCCGGCGATTTCCACCGTCCTCCCCATACCAACCCGCACGATTCCCCTATCTGCCCCGCCTCGAAGTAGTCCGGCACCCCGTCGAGATCCACGTCCACCTTGCCGTCCCATTGGGGTACGCCGTCCTTGCAGATACAGATGTCGAACGCTTCCCCGTCGATATGGCGGCTCTTGCGCGTCCATGTGACCTTGCGCCCCGGTTTCGTGCGCCCCCTCGCGTACAGCTCGTCCTGCTCCGCCTGAGTGCGCCGGGTACAGGTGATGATGAACGGGACGCCTTCGGACGCCATCTTCGCGGCGAACATGGCGGCTTTCATCCGCATCGCGGGGATCAGATCGTCTATTTTACGGGACGGCATTTATCTCACATCCTCCCACAGATGCGGCGTGGGCTTCGGCTTGACTTGCCGCTTGCCGCAATTCAGGCACGCCCTTGACCGATTCGGCGAGCCACAATCAGGATCGCCCGGACAGTATATGGTGTAGGAGGCGTTCGGGGTCGTGTCCTCCCACGCATGAACATACCCGATGGATTCGCAGTCGGGGCGGGACTGCATGGACGGGGCAGGTGGTCCACCTTCGATGCGATAATGCACTTCCCCGAACGCGCTCCCCGCGACCAACAGAATCAAGATTGCCCAGTACCTCATCTCCACCCTCCGCTCATCGAACTCCCCCGGAACCGGGGCGTCTGCGGGTTATTCACCGCCGCCAGCGTCGTCACGCGCCACACATCCGTCACCCCGCCGATATTGAGTGTGCACGACACCGCCGTGTTGTGGGACGCGGAGGACGTTACGCGCAGGGCCACGTTGTCGTTCAGCGTCACGTTGTCGTCAGCCGTGGCGAACGCCGCACCGTTGACGGAATACTCGCAACCGGTACCGGTCAGCGTGAGCGTGGTCGTGTTGTCGATGGCCATCACGGTCACGTTGTCGGAGGTGACGACGGTGGATAACCCCTGCCCGGCGGCATCGGCGAAGGAGAAGGCGGCGGGGGTGGAGTCGGAGGCAGTCCCGAGTTCGGCAACATAAGCAAGATCGTCCGCGCCTTGAACTCTCCAATTCGATCCCCATACGATTTTCGTGAAATCAAAGTTCATCGACGCATGGGGTTCGGAATAGTAATCTCCGTCTTTGAAGTTGCTCTGCGTATGGGCGATCCGTCTCACTGTGCAATTATCTACGTTCATGGCAAAGTTCTCGGCGGCAAAGATACCCGTTCCGATCCCGCTGCCGTCGCCATATATGCTGATCAAAACCCAACTCCTTTGCTTGCTTCCGTCTGTCCTTCCTGATACGTGATAATTGTACTGCGCGTCCGGCACATAGCATGATCGAATCACCGTGTTATCAGAGAGTCTCGTCACACGATACGCTTTGTATCCATTCTCCTGATCAAGGTGCGCCACACCGACCATCACGTCCGTACCGTCCGCAAGTTGTGCCATGTCCATGTGCCAGTCTTTTTCGCTGATTTTCCCGATGTAGTTCAGAGATCGGTCGAATACCTCCGTTCCGTACCCTCGTTCCGTCATAACACCATCGGATGAATCCAGATCCCAGTTGATAACGACGTGTCCTCCAGTGTGAGACATCCCAATCCAATTAACCGATGTTGGGCATGCTCCCGCGCCGCACACACCACCGGCCCCAAGTGTCTTCCCTGAGATTACATTGTCGTCCGTTCGGTCGTAAACAAGGACACCCCCCTGCACATATCCGCTGGTCTGCCCTATGAAAGCCCAGTACCTATCGGTATCGTCTGGATTCCCCTCGTCACCATTCCTAACGGCGGTAAGGGTAGAACCCGTTACCCCGAAGTTGGACGTGGTGAATGTTTTGATGGTGGTGGAGGATTGTGTGCCGATGTTGTACGACAGGAGCCTCATACCAGAGCGATAGTAAAATACCTGATTGTCCGAATGACTCCACCTTGGTTCGCTGTCCAACCCGTCCTCTGACAGGCCAGTATCGATTGCGCCGATATAAGCGTAAGTGTTTCCGTTTAGCAGGTGCCACCATCCGTTGTTGGAATAGAGCAACAGTCGCGTTCCATCGGAATTCCATGCTGGAACCTTCGCGTAGTCCGGGATAAGTTGCGTGGACGATTTTTCTACCCCAACAGACACGGCGATCCTGAAATACTGTGCCCCAAACGCCCCGTCGTACTTAGTGGCGCTCGTCCCATCGTACAGGTCCGGGATCGCCACGTTGTCGGGTGGTATGTCCGTACAGGTTCCACCGGACAGGTCAGAACTCGTGGACAACTGACAGGATGTAAGGTTATCAAATTGCCCCGCCGTAACAGTTACCGGCAATAGGAGTGCAAGAAGCAGGAGAAGTATAGGCATCATTGCGCCTTGAATGTTGCAATGACGCTTGAGTAATTATGGTCCGCGCCAGTTCCTACGAAAGTACCAGATGCGGTTTGCGCACCAGTTGAAGACAAAATTTTATATTGACCAAACCCCCTGTCCGGGAATGTAGCGGTATTCCAGAATCCAATCCACCCCGCCGTCCCTGTCCACGTGACATTAGTCTGAAGATGTGTTTGATGTGTGTACGAAACTACAATTTCATTGGCTTGAGACGTTGCCGAGGTGGTTCCGGTTGACCAGTTATCACCCGCGTTATATGCCTGGAAATTATGCACGGCATTGTCTAACGCGCCGGAAGTAGCCGCGCCCGATATAGTCAGAACGATTAGTTTAGTCTCGTTGTAGTTACTCGCCACAGACACACTAGTTATTCCCGCCGCACAGTTTTCTACATAATAAATTCCTGCCCAATTCCTACTATCGGTAGTGTTATACCCCCCCGCCGCTAAAACGTAAGTGCTTGATCCCCCGCCTTTATCGTCTGTAACCGCGAGGGGTCCCGTAGTTTCATTGCCAGTCATAACCACTATCATGGACCCGGATGTGGTGCTTGGTATCGTTACGGAAAGCGTAGCCCCGTTGCTACCGGCCATCGCGACGTTGTCAACGGTGATTGGATTATCTCCTCCCTCCGCCGCCCCCGCCTTCTTCTTGAAGTACATGAAGTCTTGTTCGGCCTGCGCGAACGAGGACGCGACCGCTACGAGCAGGAACGCCAGGAGTAGTTTACGCATCGGTTTACTCCCGGTACCGGATCGTGCAGGAGAGTTTGTTGCTGTTCGTCGTACCGACCGAAGTCGTACTCCACCGCAACCATGCGCCCGCCGCAACCGCGCCGTCCGTCATCGAGGAATCGGCGAATCCCGTCACCGCGTTCGTCACAGTCCACGAATCCAGCACGGTGCAGGAGGTCACGTCGTCTGCCGCGCATTCCATCAGCGACCCGACCACGTTATCCGTCGAGGCGTAGCAATCGGCCTGAGTTATCGTCCGAGCGATCGGCACCTTCATCAGCAGGATGTTATCCGTCGCCGTGACCACGTTGTCGATGACGAAGGAGAAGGTCTTGACCGCCCGCACCAGTATCACGTTGTCGGCAATCGTGTTGTCGTAAATGGTGATTGCACCGGTCGTCAGGTTGTACGCCATGTCGCCAGCCGTCGTGAGATTCGACGACGCGCCGCTATTCGCCCCGTTGATCTTGTGCGTACCGTCTGCCGCCGATGATACGAACTCGTCTCCCGTCACCGTCGTGAACGTCCCCGCCGCAGCGGTCGTGCCGCCGATGACGGTGTTATCTATCGTGCCGCCGAGGGTCCCCGCGATGACCACCTTCGAGATGGTCGCGGTTCCCGTGAACGTGGGGGAGGCCAGCGTAGCCAACGCCGACAGCGCAACCCCGCCGTCCTTGATCGTCGTGTTATCCGCGCCCCATGTGACGACGTAATCCTCCGTTGCGGTAGCGGGGCCGGTAACGGTGCCGGTGCCCACCCCCGTCACCCCGGTGATCGACCCGCCGGTGATCTGCACGTTGTCGGCGATGAAGGGGACGCCGGAGGCGACGGCCACGTTGTCGCCAGCAAGAACTATATTTCTTCCCGCCGCCGCGAACATATACACACTGCCGGTAGTGAAGTCCAGGTAGCCCGTAGCCGTGCCCGTATTATCCGACCCGCCAAGGTATACCTCGCCGGTCGAATAAAACCTCAACTTCCCCAATGCAACATTGTCGGCGGAATAATGCGTTAAAATAATCCTGTTGCCGGATGGTTGCTCGAATACGGAGTAACTGTTATCGTCCGCGACGAACTTCACATGCCGCAAGTTCACCGCGTTGTCCGCAATGTCCCCGCCCGCGATCGTCTCGTCGAGGATGTGCGCCGAGGTGACGGAGCCGGTGGCCAGGGTGGTGCCGGAGGGGCCTCCTATCGGCGAACCGGGGAAGTCGGCGCAAGCCCACGCCGCCAATAGGATCAGGAACAGGGTGAGGAAAGTCTTTCGCATGGGGGTCTCCTATTAGAACTTTACTTTGAGTCCGATACTGTAGTTGTGGGCGACACAGGCGGCATCAACCGCTATAGTCAGGGCTTGCCAAATGCGCCGGTACGGGTGAGGCAACCGGTAGGCGATATAGGTGTTCAGCGGGACATACAACGCCGTGAACGCGATCAGTTTGTCCCGGCTTGGATGCCTGCCAAGTAGCGGGTTCATTTCATGCCCGTTCGTGGTCTCCGCCCCGTTGATAGTCTGGCCCAAGTCAACAATCGCCAACCCCGCATACGTGACCGCAAGGGCCGTGTCTGTATTCGTCCACGGATCTTGTGCGAAAGCCGGAGTGCCGAGTACGGATATCAGGAGAACTGCTGCGATTGTGTGCTTCATGGCGATGTCCACGTGCCGTACCGATTGAACGATGACCACCCCGCCGCAGAATCGTAAATGAGGGTGATGTGTGACCCGGTTGTGCCCCCTACATGGATGGAGGTGTTGTCGGCCAACGCAGTCCCATCAAGGCGAATCCGATCCGCCGAGTCGGGGTACACAACCAAATTTGAACCGTTGTTGAAGTGGTGGAATGTGATGCTCATCCCGGCAAGAACGGCGGGAAGCGTGAGTACGATATTGTCGCCAGTCGATGTGTATACGACGCCGCCATAGCAATATGTAGTCGGAATTGTCGTATTGTCGGTATACGTAACGGTAGCGATAGACGCGCTTCCACCTGCGGTCCACGCCCCATCCCCGCGCAAAAAAGTAGTATTATCTTTTGTTCCCGTCCCGCCAAGTTTCCCTACGTCAATCGTGTTGTCCAGCATCTTCGCCGACGTGACCGTGTTGTCTATCAGGTCCGCACCGTTGAGAGTGTTGTCGGTGAAGACCGGCGTCCCCGTCACGGTAAGCGTGGCAGTCGTCACCCGCCCCGTCGCCGTCACATTGTCGAACCCGCTGATGTTGCCGGTACCGTCGCCGGTGATATTGCCGGTCAGGGTAAGGTTGTCGAAACCGGAGATGGAACCGGTGCCGTCGCCGGTCAACCCCCCGACGATGGTGGTCGGAAAGCGGTATGGTTGATACTTGAGGGTGGTCCAATGCGTCAGGCCGTCGCCGATCTTCCAGTTTCCCGTGTCCGTTTCGTAGCCCGGTTCGCCGGCCGCAAGCACATTGTCCGCAGCGGTCCACGCGGCAGCCGTCCCCCGGCGGAACTGGATCGTGGAATAGAGCGAGGCGGCAGAAGCGAAGTGCGGTGGAATGGCGAGAGAGGAAATCAGGACCGCGATGGTGATCGCGTAGAAGGCGGCGAGGAATTTCTTCATGGACAGACCTCCCGTTATTCGGTCGGCCTGTCCTGGGCCTTCGTTGTGCTATACTGTTAAGTTTTTGTACTACATGGCTCGGTGTATGTCAATTCTATCTTCGCTCTCGAAGTATGCGGTTCCGCATGATTCTCGCCTCCCGGACGATATCCCTTTCCCCGGCGGAAAGGACGTTCTCGTGGAAGTGAATCGCCTTGGCGAGCTTGTCCTTTTCTTCGGCGTCCAACGTGTTCACGAAATCCCTGCCGTCCTTCTTGTTCATGCCTCCCAACGGGTGCATTCTATCCAGGGAGGACCGTATCCCTTCCGGCGTCCCGTTGAGCGACAGGTATTCCTCCATGAACTTCTCTTTCGCGTCCGCGTCCTTGTACCGGATCGCAAGCCTCAAGTTGTAGAGTGCGTTGTTCTTCGGTGAGATGAAAGCTCCCTCCGAGGCTTTGCCGATCTTCTCGAGGTAGCGCGACCTGGCCTGAAGGATATCGGAATAGGCGTTCTGCCCCGGGTCCGCCCGATAGACGAAGAACTGCGCGAGGGATTTCTGGTATCCCTCCGAGGGCAGTCCGGCGATCTCCTTGTATTCGTTCTCCAGCCCCACCGACTGAGCGAGGTAATACCCTCTGTCCCGGATCGTACGAGGCTTGAAGACATCAGGGAAGAGGACCTTGCCTGATGCGAGTTCCGCCGGGGTCTTGGCGATCGGCGTTATCCCCTGCGCGATGACGTTGACCGGGGATTTCGCCATCTCCAAGGCGATCTCGCGGAGCGTCCGCTTGCCGGAAGCCCACCGGGAGACGTGCAAGGGGAAGGCGTCCAACCCGAACCATTGCAGGAAGTCACCAAGCGCACCGATCCTTGTGAAGTTGATGATCTTCCCATCGGGGTCCCGCCCGAATATAATGTGCGGTCGGTTCCGGTTCTGTTCGTCCAGTTCGTCCTCTTCCTCGGGGAACATCAGGTTGTTCCACGCCTGAAGCATGGCCCAGAAGGCGGTTGCGGATATCAGGAACTTCCCGACGCGCCAAGCCGTGTACGGGGTCTTGGCGAACGCCCCGAGGGCTTTGCGACCAACCGCCTCGGCCACCTTCTTGTCGGAGGCCGCGTTCTTTGCGAACTGGATGTACCGTCGGAAGTTGACTTCCTTCCACGACCAGAATGGGATGAGATGGTCCCGCATCGCATTTCCCATGACGCTGACCTGATCGTAGGCGCCGAGCAGTTGATTCGAGAGTGTGAATGCTTTGTCGTGCGGATCCTTGATCGCCGTGATCTCTTCGGGGATGGATGCGCCGAAGTTCTTCGGCGTACCCTTCGGGTCGGCCTTGATCTGCTCGATGTAGTCGAGGAACGCTGCGTACCGGAGCACGGATTCCCGGAAGTCGGTAGCCAGTCGGACGGTTTTCCAATACTTCTTGAAGGCGGCCACCGGAAGGTCTCGCAGCGGTTCTCCGGCCTCACGGACGTGGGAGAAGATCCGCATCTTGTTCAATTCGGAGAGTTCCTGCGCCTGCAGGGTAGTCTCAAACCCGCCCCGCTTGAACCACTCCCGCATCTCCGGCGTCATCCCGCGGTCGGACGTGAAGACCTGATACAGTTCCCGTGCCGCCTGCGGGACCTTCTTGAACGTGGAGGGATTCCCGACGAACGCCGCGTCCGCATCGCCGGTAAGGTTTCGGAAGTTGTACTTGAAGAACCGCCGCGGGGAGACCAGTTGCCATACCTTCCAACCGGTCAGGATCTTCTTGTCGTACCCGAGCAGAACGCCCTGCGGCTTCGCCTTCAGGAGACTATTGAGCGTGTCTGCAACTTCCTGCTTGACGATGAACCGCTTCCGCTTACCACCAAGTGCCATGACCTGCCGAATTAGATCAGGATCGACCTCGGCCATGTCGAGGGCGCCTTCGCGCAACTGGTCCGCCAATTTCGCAGGGATCGACTCGGCCATGTAAAAGGTGTTACCTTCCCGGGGTTGCCACTCGATATACCCCTCCGGGATCCCCACGTCCTTGGTCATCGAGGCGACGTTGTAGACGTCGTCCACCGCCTTGATGGTCTTCGCCACCTCGATGTCGTAGAGCATCTGGGCGATGACTTCATACTCGGCTTCGAGATAGTTCGTGTTGATGTCGTACTCTGATCCCTTGCGTTTCTTGAGGAATCCTCGGCCAGTAGGAGTCCGCAACCGCTTGCCCGTGCCGGCCACGCCTTTGAGGTTCGCGTATTCGATGACCTGATGCCGGAAGTAATTCTCTTTCGTGAATCGGTCGGCCACCTTGAATCCTATAGCGCCCATCGCCGAGATGTAGGACTGCTTGACCGATTCCGAGAACTCCTGGCGCAGGAAGAGTCCCTGCTCCACCACGGGGTCCCTTCCCACAAGCCGGTCTATCTTTGCCAGTTCCGCCGCAACGGACTCCTTGGTGAATCCGAACGGCAGTAGGTGATCCGCCTTGGCTTCCTCCGCCAGATCGTCCAGCAGGACCTTTCGCTCGAAGAGGCCCATGCGTACCTTGTCGAATTTCACGGTGATCGCCTGCATCGCCCTGACGGTTCGGTCGGCCGCTACCCCCTTCTGCTTCGAAAGTCGCAGCAGAGCGGTGCGAAGCGGGGCGAATTCGGCGTTCCTTGGAAGATGCTCGTACTCCCGGGTCGCCTTGTTGACCAACGCACGGACGACCTCTCGCGCGCGGCCAAGCAGCGGTTCCGGCTTCAGCCCGTGCGCCGCCTTGTACCGGGCCTCGGACTCCTCCGTACCAAAGGCGTAGTCCTTCTCGGAGTATTCCGGTTTCCCGATCACCACGTCGACAGGGCGGATAGAAAGTCCCGCGGAAGGTTCCGACTCCGGTATAACCTTGTTGACCACATCGGCGAGTGCCTGCTCTGGATCAGAAGATGAGGCAGTCGGCTTCTTCCCGTACCGGGGGGAGTAACCTTGATCCTGCTTCTCGACCGCAGCGGTAAGATTCTCGTCCAGCCACTTCTTCAGGGATTTCCCAGGCAACGTGTCGATGGCATTCTTCGCGCCCTCGATAGCGGCTTCCCTCGTGTCGTGGATGCCTCCAAATCCAAGGCCCGATCTTCCTTCAGATACGGTCCATGACTTCCTCCCCATGACATGATGGACAAAGGTGTCCGTCCCTTCCTCGATGTCGACAGCGTATCCCTTTACTTCTTGGAACCCCGGAGTGTCGGACTGTACCCCCTTCGCCACAAAATACTTTTTCGTAGTTGGGGCGTCCGCAACGTCTTCCTTCCCGAGGACCTTCCCCTCCCACCAGTCCGCCTCGGGGGCCACTTCCTTCGCCATCACGGGGTCCGGAAGGCCGGTAAGTCCGGTCAGGTCGATCTCGTCTGCCGGTGTCTTCGACAGGTCCTCTACCGGCATCGCCTTGAGTTCCGCTTCCACTTCGATCAGGCGGCTTTCCTTGGCGGCGAGGTCGTCCTCGTGGTCGAACGGTTTATCAAGAAGTTCCCCGAGGTCCTTGTTCTGCTTGGCGAGCCGGTCGGTTTCCTTCCTTAATTCGGCCGGTTTTTCCTGCGCGTTCCGGACGAAGGTCTCGATCGACGACATCACGCCGCGGGGGGTGGAGACGGTACGGTTTGCCCCAAGTTTGTCGCTCATCGTCTTTTCGAAGAGTTGATACCTGAATCCAGCGTCGCCTACGGTAACAATTATCCCATCGCCTTTCGCCATATTTACGTAATTATAATCAACGGTTGATTCCACTCTCATACCGAACGGAATACCATTCACGGTTCCGGAATATACCTGCGAAAGATTGACGCCGTTGCTTTTTAATTCATAGAACCGATCCCTGCTGTTTACATTTTTGAATGCTTCTGCGGTCTTCGCTCGAAGGGTTTTCTCTACCTCCGTGAAATGCTCAACGAAGGAATCCCTATCGAAGTCACCCTTTACCCCGGACAGCTTGAACTCGACTACCTTCCCGTCCGGGAACGCCTTGGCGAGAATCTTGATGGCGGATTCCCATTCCTTCGCGGACGCTTCGAGCCTTTCGATGCCGTTGTTGTTCTGCCATATGGTCGTCCTTGCCCTGCCGATTTCGTTCTCGTGGGAAGATTTCAGGGACTTGAGATTCCGGATCTGGCTTTCCAACCCGAACTTCTCCCGGACCTTCGGATTCCCGAAGGACGCCATCATATCTTCGAACGTACCCTGCGCCGGGTCGAACGGATCTTCAAAGGTCCGATCCTGCAGGTCGCCGCGGAGGATCTGGTTGATGAACTTCTGTTTCGTCTGAAGGCGCTGCGCGGCGACGGAATCCATGGTCGCCTTGTGCCCGTAGGTGGTTATGTCGATGGTGTCGATCGTGTTCCCTGGCCGCCAGATACGCCCGTTCCGCTGCTCGAAGTCCATCGGCCGGCCGGGGATGTCGAGGTGGTGGGCCCGGACGAGGCGCTCCTGGATGTTGACGCCTACCCCGAGCTTCTCCGTGCCCCCCATGACGAACCGCACTTCGCCGTCATTCACTTTGGCAAAGAGGGATTCCCTTTTCTCGTCGGTCTTGTAATCGTGGATGATGGCGATTTCGCTCTCAGGCACCCCGTTCTTTATGAGTTTCTTCTTGATGTCCTCGAAGAGGTTGAATTTACCGTCGGGACTCTGATACAGGTCGGAGAAGATGACCTGCGCGGCTTTCAGCTCCTTCGTGTCCTTCCACACCTGCACGGCTTCCTCGACGAGCCTGTTCACCTTGGACCCCGGGATGTCCGGCCGAGAAGAATCGACCAATCGGAGGTCGATCGCCGCCTTCTTCGCCAGACCGAAGAGGACCATGGGAACGTGGCGGCTGTCCCTCTTCTCCCTACCGGGCAGTTTGTCCCATGCTTCCTTCTGCAACTTGATCCCTTGGATAAAACTCGCAAGTTCGGCCGGCCGCTCCAACATGATCTGCCGTGGGGCGCCGCCCTTGATCGTCGGACGGGCCACGTTCACGTCTTCCGCCATGATGACGTCGGCCGCCGTTCTCCACATCGTCAGGAGTTCCGGGCCGTTGACGTACTCCGCGAACCGCGAGACCTCCTTGAAGTCCGTCGTCATCGTTTCTTCCAGTTCCGTCTTCACGTTGCCGAAGTTCGCGGCGAACGCATCGAAACTGGTAACGCCGTATGCCTCCATGAGGTCGGGACGGATGTACCGCAGGTGCGTCCACAACTCCGCCATGGTGTTCGATATCGGAGTACCGGTGGCGATGATGACGTTCTTCCCGCCGGTCTTCCCTCGAACCTCGGCCGTCTTCAGGAGGTGAAGCATGGAACGCCCGGCCGATCCAGAGTCGATCCCCTTGACCCGGTCCATCTTCGTGTAAAACTCGCTGCGCTTGTATTTGTGGGCCTCGTCGACAAGGAGGGCGTCCACCCCTAGGTCGTCGAAGTTCAGCATCCCTTCCTTATGGCCGCGCGCCAGAAGCGCCACGATCTTCTCTTCCTTGTTTTTCTTCAGTTTCTCCCACTGCTTTACGGTCCGCTTGTCTTCCCCTCGCGCCTCCATCTCCTTGATGATGGCTTCCAGTTCCGCGACCTGCTCCTGCACGTAGGCGGCTTCCTTCTCCGGCTTCACCGACAGCATGTCGTAGGTGCTGTGCTGAAGAACTACCGCGTCCCAATCACCTGTCGCTATCTGGGCAAGGAGTTTCTTTCGGTTCTTCGCCTGGAGCTGTCGGGTGTTCGGGATCAGGACCCTCGCCGTCGGGTACAGTTCACGGAACGCCCTGCCGTACTGGTTGAGGGTGGACCCCTGTACCACGATCATCGGCTTCTTGGCCGTTCCGATGCGCCGCATCTCCATGGCCGTGGTGGCGAAGATGTAGGTCTTCCCGGTTCCGACCGCATGGGCCAACAGGGTGCTCTCCTGCAGCGACCGGGAGACCGCTCGCTTCTGGTGAGGATGCAGCGTGATCGAATGCGAGGCCCCGGGGTAATGCTTCATCGTCGGCGTGTGCGCGGTCTTCAGGACCATGTTGTTCTTGTCGCGGTTGTAAATGTCCTTCAGGACCGGCGCCCACTTCTCGCTCTTCCTCGTCCACGACAGGAACTCCGCCTGCAGTTTCTTCTGCATCTCGCGGGCGGCGATGGTCCTCTTTTCGTCAACCACCCACTTCGGGGCATTCCTCTCGCCCACGTCTATACGGACTTCCGTGAATTTCAGGTTGAAGGAGTCCTTTAGGATATCGAGCGCGTTGGCGCCATCCACCCCCCACGTGTTCTGCGCAAGGGCGGAGAGCCCGTGTCGCGGGTTATCCATGAAAAACTTGCTGTTGTCGGCGGATTCAGAATACGAAACGGCGATGTCCATGCCGAGGGTGTCTTTGATGAAGTCGGTATATGCCTCCGTGGGTACCCACGTCGACCCGATCCTCATGTATATCTGGTCGATCTCAAGGTCCTTCGGCTGCACCCTCTTCAGCGCCTCGATGTTCTTCTCGAACCGCGGATCGTCCTTGACCGCCTCTTCCGCCCGGATCAGTTTGTCGCGCACGTTCCCGGAAAGGTATTCGTCCTGCCCCTCGAGCAGGCCGGTGGCGGGGTTGATGTACGCAAGTCCGTCATTGGCGAGTTTTTCCGTGACGCCTTCCACGGTGCTATTCAGAAGTTTTGCGATGTACGCCGCGTCGACCTTGTTCCGGTACGTCATCGATATCTTCACCGCATCGTCGGCCGACTCCGCCGAGACCGGTTCCTTGAACGGGAAGATGGTCCGCTCCGTGAAGATCGCCGCCTTCACGAAAGTCTTTTCCTTCGCTGTGGTGGTCTGCCCCTTGTTCGGCCCGCTCTTCACCAGGTAGGTCTTCGGGACCTCGACCTGCTTCTCCAGGGAGAGGGCAAGCGGATACTCGCCGTCTTCGGAAAGCCACTGATGGGACTTGTCGGATACCGGCCCGTGGCGTTTCACGAATTCGTCGTATGCCTTGTTGAGTTTCGTCCGCTGCGCTTCGATCTGTGCGTCCGTCGATCCCTCGTCGAGTTGCAGGTGGATCAGTTCCTTCGCCAGATCCCGTACTCCGATATACCTTTTCGCAACTACCACTCTCGCTGCGTACTTCGTGAAGTCGGGACGTACCAGTTCCCCGCCTTCGTTCACGTACAGTTGCCCGTCCTTTTCGAGCAGGATCCCGTTCTTCGTGCCGGATTCGGCGAAGACCGTTCCCTGCTGACTGACAAGCGCCCCCTCGCCGGCGATCGCCGCGGGGAAACTGTTGACGGCCTTGGCGAGTGCCTCCTCGAGGGGTTCCTTGCCAGGCAGGAGGGTGTATTCCTTCCCGTCGCCGCCGTACATCGACCCCTTCATGGAGTGCTCGCCAAGGACCATCTCGGGGTGATTGATGAAATACTCGTTGACCGGGGCGTTCTCTCCGGCGGCTGTCTCCACAGTCAGGACGTTGCGGAACTGCTGCGCGCCGGTGAACTGCGAGGCGTCTTTTTTACGGAACACGAGGATGTCGGTGACCACTTCCGTCCCTGCGCTCTTCTCGAACGCGGCGGAGGGAAGGCGGACGGCTCCTACGAAATCCGCCTTCTTCGCAAAGTAGTCACGCATCTTGCCGCCGGAAGCGGAGTCAAGCGTGTAGTGAGACGTGATTGCGATGACGATTCCGCCTGGACGGACGAGATCGATCTTTCGTGCGATGAAATAGTTGTGGATGCTCCAGCCGGAATAATCCTTATGCTTGGGGTCAGTGACAGGATACTTCCCAAACGGCACGTTGGATATGGCGAGGTCCGCGGAGTTGTCCTTCATCGCCTGTGCGGTCTGGAACCCGGTGATCTGCACGTTCGCCTCGGGATAGAGGCGCTTCAGCATGGCCCCGGAGGTCTTGTCGAGCTCGACCGCCTGGACGATTGCGCGCTTGGCGATGCCTTCCGGCATCAGACCGAGGATGTGCCCAATACCTGCGGAGGGTTCCACGATCCGGCCGCCCTTGATCCCAAGGCGTTCCGCGATCGGCCACAGCCCTTTCGAAATGACTTCCCGCGAGGTGTAATGCGCGTTCATCGTGGACGCCTTGGCGGCGTTCCACTCCTCTTTGGAGAGGATCCCGCCGAGGTCCGGGTGGAGTTTCTTTCCGATGCGGTCAAACCACTTCTTGTATTTCTCAGGCTCTCCCTGCCACGACTGGATGGTCCCGTCCTTCTGTCTGTCGTAGACGACTTCTTTGTCGAAACCGAACACGTCCTGCGCGAGGGACCCCCACCCGGAAAATTGAGCAAGGATCTTCTTCTCTTCGGGAGAGGGGTTACGGTTTTCCGCTTCGAGTTTTCGGGAGAGTTCTAACGCCTTGATGTTTGCATTGATCCGGCCGACCTTGCCAGCAGGTACGATTATATCTCCTGGAGCAATGACGTGGTTTCGGTCCTCGATTCGTACAGGTTCTCTGCCCACTGGATGATTGCGGACTTCAGGGACTCCTGCAACGGCTCCGGTTCCTTCTCCGGCGGGGGCGGCGATATCACCTGCTCCGCCACGATCTCGTCGATCTGGTACCTTGGAAGTCCCTTTTCCTGAAGGTTGTACCCCAGGTCCAGCGCCCGCCCCACCTTCTCCGACAGGTACATCCGGAGTGCCGACCGGTCCTTGAAGTACATCTTCTTCACGAACTGCGGCTTGTTCTCCAGGAGCCACAGAAGGTGGTCCATCCAATAACTGTCCTTCTCGTACTCCCTCGCCAGTTCCACCAACATCGGGGACTCCTCCTGATTCTATTGGGAGCGGTTTTTTCTCGGTTGTCAAGGGGGAAGTTACAGGTTCCTGGGCGATCTGTTTTCGCACCTCCGCCGCTGTAATTGCATTTTCTATCACCTCTTCCCGGGTGGCCCAACCGAGGCCATCGGCCAACAGGGGTTCTACCGTGCGACGTACCCCCTCTTTCGTGATCTCGTAGGAGTATCGCCCCTTGTCGTTCTGGAGAATCTTGTAATCAATGTTCCCAAGGGTTCCGGCACCCTTTCTTGCGAGGTCTGCCCGCAGCGCATGTTCCGGAGAGAGAGAACCAGCAGCACCTTCTTTATTCTTTGTGAATTCAGTAGGAGACACCGTGGCCTTACTTCCCTCAAGGCGAATGTTCCCTTCCGAGTCGATATGTGAAATCTTATGCCCGGCCTTGTTCCATCCTGTCCTGTAATAAACCGTATCGCCGACACTGAATCCCTGCGCCAAAGTGAGTGCCTTGTTGGAGGAAACCTTTTCCTCGATCGGTATGGCCTTCACGCCATCGCGCGTTGGAATAATCGCGGCCTTCTTCCATGTGACGACGGGGGCCGACTCCGGTGTCTCTTCCTTCGCCTTCTCCTTCAGCCACGCCGCTTTCTTCTCGAACGGTTTCAGCGTGAAGAATTTCTGCGTGGCCCCCACGCCCGCGGGGAGTTTCTGCCCGGTGATCTCGTAGAAGATGTTCCGGCTGATCTTGTTCGACGGGTGGAGCATGGAGTTGTAGGCGCCGCGCTCGATGGCGGTCCGCACCATCGCGGCGGACTTGATGGCAGCCGTCTCGCTGATCTTGTCGTCGATGGCCCGGTAGCGGTCGGCGATCTTCTGAAGTTCCTTCCCGCGCTCCGGCAGGGTCCCGTCCTTCAGGAAGTCCCGGACGAGGCGATAGTCGGTCATGACGGGCTGCAGGTGCGGCGACAGGTTCGGCTGGTAGCCAATCTGCCCGGGCTTCAGGTAGACGAGGAACCGGGGATCCGATTCGTGCTTCCCGAGGTCCCTGTTGCGCTCCGACATCGGCCGGCCTTCCGGGGCGGTGATGACGTCCATGTCCGCGTCGGTCAGGTCCTTGCCGGGCTTGTCGATAGGGAGGCCCTTGAAGAGTTTCTGGTCTGTCTTGGCACGAGTAACCTCTGGCTTAGGCGTGCCTTCGCCCCCCTTGTCGACAGGTGCCTCCGGGGGGACGGAAGGGGGCGGCTCAACCGGTGCCTTCTTCGCTTCCGGGACCTCGACCACGCCCTGCTTGACCACTCTCGTCTCAGGAAGGACCTTGAAGTCAGCCTTGTCGGACTGCCCGATATGGGACGCCCACTGCTGGACTTCCTTTTTCCCGACCTTGTCGGTCTCAAGGGACCCAAGGTTGTGCTTCGCCGATGCCTCGTCGTCCCATACGATGTTCGTGGTCCCGTCGGAATTTGCCGAGGTGACCGTACCCTTCGACCCGTCGAAGATGGATTCGATCCGCTTCCCACGGATGGCCTCTACTCCGTGGGGGAGTTGGTCGAGGTGGACGGTGCCGGTCGCCTTCGATTGCTTGATGGCGAGGTTCCGCTTCTCGCGGTCAAGGCGAACATCCTTGCTTGTTGGATCAAGTTTCTCCCCCGATCTCGGCACCGCACCCCGTTCAGCTCGAGCATTCTCGAAGGATATCTCCGCTTCGGTCTTCTTCCGGGCGGGTTCGGGAACGACTACCTCGATCGGTTTCGGCTTCTCGCCGGCCAGTATCGCCTTGCGCCGGTCCTTCAAGGCGTCCAATGATCCCTTGTGCTTACTCAGGCGGTCGGACAATTCCATCCGCCCTAGGGTATCGGATGCCGGGGTATCCTTCAGTTCCTTCTCGAGGTTGGCGATGTGGGAATCGACCACCTGGATGTCGGAATCCACGGTCGGCAGGTCGGGCACCTGGCTTTCGGGGTACGGTGATCGGACAGGGCGCGGAGCGGTGCGGCGGTCGCCAACATGTGCCTCGGCCGCCTTCGCCGCCGCCTCGAGGTCAGTGAACTGACCGAGGGACTTCCCGCCCGGGGCCTTGGCCTCCCAGACGGCCTCTCCCTTGTCGTTCTGCACCTCAACGATACCCGCCTTCGCGGTGCCGAAGTCGTCATCCTGCACGTCGAGGAAGTGCGACGGCTCGCCGGGGATGGCGCCGCGGTCTCCGGTCCAACGGTCGCCCGGGGGCGTCACTGGAGCGTCGGATACTTCGTGCGGGACGGGGCGGAGTTCGCTCTTGGGCTTCTCAGCCTGCCTTGTAAGGTATTTTTGATGTAACAGGGAATTTTTCAGGACGTAGGTAATCCCCTGCTCCCTCGGGGATTTACCTCCATACCCCATCTCTGGATCATCCAGAATTTCCTGTTGAATCTCGGGCGGGAGAGCGGGATTCAACTGATCGACCTTTCCGGGTTCGAATGCTACCCCTTTCCCTTCCTCGGCAACGGGAGCGGGTTTCTTTTCCCCGGCTTCAGGGACATTGACGGTCTCCTTCTTGGCTTTCTTCGCCGCCTTCGGCGCAGGTGGGGCCGGTTCAGGGGACGGAGTAGGACCGGGGGGCGGAGCCTCTTCCGCGGCCTTTCCACCCTTCTTCTCTTCCCGGGTCTCCCGGAGCGCTGACCCGGCGCCTCCCATGAGGCCCATGATGAACGACGGGGGGATAACGTTGATCCCGGAGATGAGTTGTTTTTTCGCCTCTTCTGCGGAGGGAGGTTCATAAGATACCCTTGCGTTTTCGTCGTAAAACGCCTCTTGCGCCTTGATTTTACGGACGTTTTCAGGTTCGGCAACAACATTCTTCGCCAGTATCTCGGCCGGTTCCTCAAGGTATTCCGTCCCCGCTTCGACGGCGCCGGTAGTCAACCAGTTGAGAAGGCGGGATTTCGCGCCTGGGGACTTGAGCATCTTCCCGACGGAGATAGCGTTGAGTCCGGCCGAGGCAAGCGTCATCGTCTCGCCGGCCAAAAGCGCCTGATCCTCGGTTCCTCCGCGCTTCAGGACCTCTTCGAAGGTCGACGCCCCCTCGAGCGCCCCGCCCGCGGAGCCACCGGCAACGGATCCGCCGATCTGCGCGAGGCGGGCAATCACCTGTGGAGTCCACTGTATAGCCTTCCCGAGCACCTGAATCCCACGTCCTGCTCCCAAGGCCGGAATGATCGAGGCGGCGAACGACGGGACGGTATCGGCTATGTTGTAGGCCCACCAAGCGGATTCTCCAAGAAGTTCGGGTTTCTTCAGGATGTCACCTTGGAGTTTCGTATCCGGCTTGAAGTTTTCGGCCGCCCCCTCCCAGAATTCCTTCGCCACCCGGCCGGCGCCCGAAAGCGACGGAATACCCAATTTCCTTCCGGCGATATCGGTAAGGGTTCCGATGGTCTCGCCAAGACGGGTAGTCCCATGAAGAAGTCCGGTTCCAAGCGCCTCGGCCGTGCCGCCCTCCGACCCCGGGTAGTCGACGACAGGGAAGCCCCCGGCCTCTTCTTGGGGCCGAACCGACCGCACCATGGCGTCCCTCGCCCTCGAAAGCGGCCCCTGTGCCGCCACAGGCTGCGCAGGAGGCACGGAAGCGGCGGGGAGGGGGGTAGGGGCGGCGGAAACGGGTTCCGCCACAGGGGCGGCGCCCTCGGCCCCGGCAAGCATGGATTCCTCGGGGGGGACAGATGCCACCGGGGGCCCGGAGGGTTGCCGCAGGGTCAGCAGGCGGGGGATGTCCTCGGTGACGACCCGCTTCGCGCGCTCCCATGCGGTGTCGGGAGCAGGACTCCCGAATTCCGAGAATGCGCTCTGCCCGGAGGGGGTTGGCGGTAAATGCTCTTCAGCGGCGCTTCCCTTGCCGAATTCGTCGAATGCGCCCACGCCTATTCCCCTTCCACCTTGGAAGGATCATATCCGCGTCCCTTGGCCTCTTCTTCCATCGCCTTCTGCTTTGCTGGTCCGTTCTTCATATCCTTGAATTTCTTTACGATAGAGTCACGCGCCACCTTTGTTATCGCAACGAGTCTTGGCGGAAACTTCTTCCTTGCCTTTTCTATCGCTTGGCTGGCGTTCATTCCTCCTTCGATAAGCCGGAGGGATTCTGCTTTCTCGTCAGCAAGTCGATCGCGTTCTCCGTCTATCCATCCTTGGTCTTTTGTTGAGGCATCGAGTTTCTTGTCGTTCTTTTCGTAGATACGTTCCGCTTGTGCGGACTGCGAATCGACCCGTCGCAACCTGCGGTCTTCGTCCCGATCCTCCGCCCCCGCTTCCGGCGCCTTCAGCGACCACCCTTTCGGGGGAACGTACTCCTTCCCCTTTTCGATGAATACTTCCTTGGTCTGGACCTGCCCCTTGGAGTCCTTGGGACCGTAGATCGTCTTGGCGAGTCCCTTCTCGGCCTTCTTCTCCCCCGCGGCCTCGTCGAACGCCTTGACCTGGGGGGACCCCTCTCCGAACCGGGTGACGAGCCGGACGCGATCGGAGACGGTCTTACCCGCCTCGGACTGCAACGCTTCCTTCTCTCCGATGATCGTCTTCGCCAGTTCGGTCGTTTCCTTCACCGACGAATCCGGGGCCAGCTTCGTGAACTCCGTGATGAACGTATTCCGCTGCTCGGCGGTCGACTTGGAGGTATCGACCTTCGCCATGGCGGCGGATACGGCCTTGTTCTCCGCCCGGGTACGCTTGATCTCCTCCATCTTCTTGGCGAATTCCTTGGGGTCCAGCCGAGCGCGCAACTGCTGAATCTTCGTCCCGAGACCCTCGTGCGCACCGAGGTACTGGTCGAGTACCCCGGCGGGGAGCTTCACCACCGGGGCGTTCGGATCCCCGCCGGCACGGTCAGCCGTCAGGGGGGCGTCGTAGGTGTTGGTTTCCCCTCCCGAGTCCAACTGCTCACGAACCGTCTCGGCAAACGCCTTCTGTTCGGGCGTGACGTTAAGGGCCGACGGATCACCGGAAATGATCCTTCCGACAATCGTTTCCCGAATGGCCTGCTTGTCCCCTACCCCGTAATCGGCGAAAGACTTCTCCTGCTCCGGGGTCAGGTCGAAGCTGGGAGAAAGGTTCTTTTTTTTCATCACAAGCCTTGCTTGCTCGTTCCTTATGACGGCATTCTTTTCCTTGTCCGACAGTTTGCTGTATGGGTTCAAGACGACCGTGTTGGACTCGAAATCCGCCATCCCGGCCACGCCAGGGTTACCCGCGAAGTAATCGTTTTCGGATGAAGACGGTTTTCGTGTGCCGTAGGCCGGTGCCGTGACGTCGAGGACGAACGACAGGGAGCCGTCCTTCGGATCGACGATGACGGCCTTGACCTTCTTGGTAACGCCGGACTTCGCATCGTTCCCGTACCGGTCCGTTCCTCGGTTGATCTGTGGTTCAAATACCGTGTCGAAGGCGTCGAAAGTATCGGGGGCCTGCTCCCGATTCAATACTCCGCCCTTCATCAGTTGAGGGGCCTTCTCCTTTATGAACCCCCGGACCTTTCGGATCGCATCGGTCTGCACGTCAACCTTGTCCGGGTCAAGAAGCGGATTCTTCCCGAGCGTCTTGAATACTGCGTCCTGCTGCTCCGGCGTGTAGTTCGGATCCCGGCCTTCCGCCTTGGCTGCCTCGTTCTCTGCGTCCGCACCGAGAAGGTGACCGAGCGTGGCCTTCGTCTCGTCGTCTACCTTCTTGATACCGGTAGCCCGCGACCACTCCTCGTTTTCCTTGGCCTTCTGGTCCATCTCCGCCCGCGTCTTCTCGCTGGACAACTTCTTGTCCGCGATCTCCTGCGCCAGGAGCTCCCGGCGAAGCGGAGCCTCGTCTCGCTTCTGGAGGATGTCCGACATTTCGCCGAACGACTTGATGGCGGATTCGATCGGATTGCTTTGGACGGACCTGAGAAAGCCCATGTGAATCCCCCTTAGAATAACTGCGAGAAAAGGTAACCCAAGCCAGCCCCGATGACCGCGCCCCACGGACCGCCGACGGACCCGTACTCCGCCCCTACGTAGGCGCCAACCATCGCCCCAGAAGTCGTACCGGTTACGGCCATCTGGGTCTTCTGCGCCTTCCTTGCGGAATCCAGTTCCTTGTTGGCGGAGTCGATTTCATTCTGCTCCGCGGATTCACGGACAAATCCCGACAGCGCACGGTTCTGGTAGTCGATCCCGGTATTGATAAGTCCAGACATGATCGCCCCCTATTGAATTGTTCCACGAACAATGTTTGGGTTGGGCATCCCACCGAGCAATATCTGCTGATCCTGCGTCCTGATGTTTTCCCGCGCCTTATTCGCCGCCCCTGCAACTGCCGTGGACCGATCAAGATCAAGGATCCGATTCGACACCCGCGTCTGCTGCTCCGTCGGAGCAACCCCCATGGCCGCATTGCTTCGAGTCAAGACTCCGCGCATCGTCTCCGCCTGCCCTGTCGCGGTAGCGGTAGCCTTGTTGACGGCCGCCGGAAGAACATCCGGGTTGTTGAATGACAACTGATTCAGCGCATTCAGTTCGATCGGCTTGAAGCCAGACTGCCATTCCTCGAATTGTGCACGAAGAAGTCGTGCGGCCGTTGCGTTTGAATCGTTATTCGCCGGATCAACCCAACTGGATATATTCGCCGGAACCTCGCTAGGAGCATCTGCCAGTGTAAGGGATGGAGCGACCACGCCAGTCGGGATATTACTTTCATCCGTGATCTTTCCTGGGTCGCCGGGGTTGTAGGTGTACCATTTTCCGGTTGCCGGATCATACATTGACATGATGTTTCTCCCTTACGTCAATATGCTTGTAACTGCGGGCTTCTTTGTCGCCGGTTTCTTCAGTAGTCCAGCCGCCACCATGCCCGCCGCCGATCCGTAGGCGTTCTCGATCTTGGCCTGCTCCGCTTCCTGTACCGCACGATCGGATATCTCGGAGCGAATTGACTGAGCGGCCACATCTCCAAGTCCGGCTTGTGCCGTCACGGCCTTGCCCCGTCCGATGTCGATCACGTTCTGCGTGTCCGCGATGGACAGGGACCGCGCGCCACCCTGCCCCTGCACCTTCGCCGAAGTCCCTACCTCCGTAAGACCCGACAGCATCTTGGTATTCGCCACAGGGTTCGACGATATCTTCCGGGGATCGACGTTCTTCATGATCTCGGCGTTGATCTTGCCCGCGACCGCCTTCTCTTCCGCCGCCTGTACCTCGGGGCTTGTGACGTTCGCGGAATACTTCTCCATCAACGGTTTGTAATTCGTGACGTAGTGATTCCATAATTCTGCGTTGATCTTCTGCTGCTCGACCATGTCCGCCGTTGGTGCTACGGTCTGACTCCCGCCTCCGCCGCCGCCCATATCCCTATCCCTCCTTCAGGAAGGTTCCGATATTGCCGTCGTCCTTCACCATCCTGAATCCCATGTGGTGAATCCAATCCCGGGACTTCTCGGTCAACGGAGCCGAAAGAACTTCGATCTTTCCCTTGGTGTCCGACACGATCTTGTCGGAGATGTCCCGAAGGAATCGCGTGATCCCGAGACCCCCCGAGCGAATCGCCTCTTCCGTCGCAACGAACCGGATCCGCCAATGCAGCAGACCGACCGACTCAAGCGCGACCAGCGCGAAGGGGCGCCCATCGTCGTGGCAGAACACCCCCGAAAACGGTTCCCCGATGTGCCACTGGAAGATTCCCGCCGTGTCCTCCATGGACAGGCCGAACGCTTCGGCCTCCGCACGGTGGACGTCGGATATCGCCCCGATGACGGATGCGATACGCTCTTTCGAGAGGGGGAAGATCGTCATCGTTCCCGCTCGACGATCATGTGAACCTTGGCGTTCGACCCGGCGGTGGAGTTGCAAATCTTGGCATCCTGTACCGACGGATTCGCCCATCGACCGGTAGACCCTGCCGTGATTACGGTCCCTACGTTGTCCACGGAAGGCGTATCCCCACCGAACCCGATCCTCAACCCGTAGGTTTCCGGCTGGATGGTCATGGCTTTCGGCGCCTGCCCGTTCTTCTTCCATGCGTTCCCGGCAGCCACCCACGCCGCTTCGAGCGTGATGGCATTGTCGGACGTCAGGGTGTAGTCCTTCGATTCGAGACGCCCCATCGCGCTGAAAACTTCACCCTCCGCGCAGGCGATGGCCGCGAGACCGATAACCAACAGGATTACGAGTGCTACTTTCTTCATGGCAAACCCCTTTCTCAATGACTATGCGAGGATATGACGCCTGTGAGTTTCGCCTCTATTTCCGCTTTCGTGATGTCGCTGTTTTTCTGAGCGTTGGATGGAGCATGGACGGCAGCGTGGGCGACAACGGCCGCATCCGCCTTGCTCTGTGCTCCCGCAGGTGTTTCGTGTCCGGAATGCGGCGCTCCGGCAAGATTCGAAAGGTTCGCATGACTGATCTGCGCGCCGTCGCCACCCGAGTGATCGTGAAGGTCTCCACCAGATACCCCTTGAGCGATAGGGGAATACGTCTCTTCCGCGGTCACCGTGTCGAGGATGACGCCCATCTGTACCAGGTAACTCCGGAAGTTATTGAGCGCCGACTCCACGTCCCGGAAGGATCGGATCGACGGAATGACTGGTACTTTCGGTGTCGTCACAGCGCCATCTCCTCGAGGGTCGACGTCAGGAGGATGGCCGATACCCCTTCTGTCCCGAGGACCCGGATCTCGCAGGTATCGACGAGGAACGTCTCAAGCCGGACCGGTTCATCGGATGTGACGGTTTTGGGAATCGTGTACGGAATATCCCGGTAGATTACGTCGACCTTTACAGGGTACGTTTTCGCAACGACCTTCACCCACCCGAAGCAGGTCGGCAGGAACCGGTACTTCTTCGACAGGTAATTGATTTCCCGTGAGGAACCTCCCGCCGTGAACTTCACAATTTCCCCGGACACCAGCAGGTACAGGGTGCCGTCCGTCTTGTCGTAGAACCCCGCCGTGGCGTAGAAGTCCAGATCCACAAGGTTCTTTGACTTCAGGTCGAAGATGAAGCCGCTCGTGCTGCCGTAGAACCCGACGTACTTCCCCTGCCAGTAGTAGGCGTGGATCGTCGACGGAGAGTAATTCGCAAGCCATTCGTCCTGCCCGATGACTTCTTCCGTCACGATCCCACTCGCTCCGGGACCAACGGCCGCCAATCCCTCCGCGCACGGGTAGATGACGACCTCGCCGGCCTGGACCTTTCCCTGCTTCGACAGGCAGGAGAAACCCAGATCCATGCGCTCCATGACGGTGTTCGAGGGATCGTTTCCGATGACGAGGTACGGTTGCCCTTCCGTCAGGACCACCACCGTCGTCCCGTAGGCCCCAAGCGCCACGATGTCCCGGTCGACCGCCTTCTGATACGAGGCCGGCCATGCGTGCGGGTAGTACGGGACCGAGAAGCAGACGAGGTTGTCGACGAACCCTGCAAGGACACCGTTAGGCAGGGAGACCAGGCCGGAGATTCCAGCCGGGGGGCCGTCCCATTCCGTTGACGCAAGGACCTCCCCGAGATCCGCGTCGAGAACGGTATCGGCGTAACTCGAAGTCGCAATGGCGATTTCGACCACGAATTGATATTCCGCCCCGCTGGTCCCCTGGTTGATCCGGTAGATGCGCTTCGCCGTAATCCAGTAGTCGGTGGCCGCGGTGACGTCCATGCCGGTGATCGTGCAGAGATCGCCGTCGTACAGGTCCTTCAGGTTCGACACGGCGGAAGGGGGTCCCTCCTGCCCGTACCCGTTGACGAGGGTGTAGACGTACCCGCGCGTCTCGAGCAACGTAGGGTCGGCACCGGAGGCCGTACCCGTCGCAATCGGCGTGATGGTCGGAGCCAAGGGGGACGGGATCCGGGACGCCATAGGGTAATCGGTGCCGGCCTGATTGAACAGGTTCTTGTCGGTGACCTTGAAAACACCGCTCTCGGTATAGTAGACCCGGTTGTACGAGTCGCTCAGATGCGGAGCCCGCACGGCGTCGACGTCGGTGTTCCACGTGAAACTATATCGGGATCCCAAGTTGTAATACTCGTAAAGGGACTCCGCAAGGGTCTTTGCGGGCACGGAATCCAAAAGGTCCGTATCCAGCGGGGTAATTCCGCCGCTACCGAATTCGCAGTTTGTGGCGACCTGCGAACGATTCGGTGGGATGAGGACCGGATCAAGGATCCTCGGGATGATTCCCCCGAACGTATCCAAGGTGATCTTCATTTACTTGCTCTTTTCCCCCGCCTTGGTCTCCATCGCCGTCTTGATACCGAAGAACTGGTGGAACTTCTGCAAGGCCATGCCCGCCTTGGAAAGGGCGTTCGGAATCGTCGTCTCTTCAAAAAGCGCCCGGTAGATCAGGTAGTCGATCGCCGGTTCCTTGTAGGAATCGTCCAGGGGGAACGTGCTGTCGTTTGCCGCAAGGGCCGTCGGTGGGGTCGAGATGATCGCCTGCACCTTCGCCGTCGCCCCGGACTGTGGCGGGTAGACGTAAAACGCCTTCGGGTCGTTCGGGTCGGTGATGCCGAAGATCGGTACGGCATCGGCCGTCGCCTGCATCCACCCGGGCATGAGGTTGTCCATCGCGTCCTTCTCCACCGTGACGAGCGCCCCGGCTATGGCATCGGCCACGCCCAGGTTGCACACCAGGTCCAGAAGGGCGATGGCGCCCGCGGGAAGGGACTGCTTCGCTCCCGCGACCAGAGTGATGTTCACCGTCGTCGGGTAGGCGGACGGCCTGACGTTGAGAATCGCCATGATCGCCATGTCGAGGTACGGCAGGATCAGGTCGTCTCCCCACTTCGTCCCGGTGACGTCCTGAAGCTGCTGCCTGGCGTTCAGGAGGATCAGTTGGGTCGCGTTGAGACTTCCGGTCGGAGCCGGTAGACCTGACGGTCCTCCTCCATCGATTACGGGGCTCACAGGTACGCTCCTCGCTTGATTCGGTGGGTTGACGGCAGGATCCTGGCCCGGGAGTCAAGGATTGTATCGACTTCATGCTTCACGAACGCGGCGAAAGCAGGATCCACCCCGGGCATGGAGACTCCCTTGGTGAGAATCCAGACGACTCCTTCCCTGAATACCTCGTCGAACATCCCATTCCATGGGATCGTCTGCGTCACGAGCGTCAGATCCGACGGCTTCGCGTTGTACCGACCCGTCACCATGCAGGAATCTGAAACCTTCGGACGAACGTACAGATTCGTCCCCAGGACCTTGTACTTCCGCGGGGTAATCGCAGCTGTTTCGAAGGTTTCTCCGTAGATCCGGTACTTTTCCCACCACATCAGGTCGTCCCGGTCGTCTTCGTCCAAGGGATTCGGGTCAAGGCGGGACCTGTACGTCGTGTCGGTCGGCAGTTCGACGCTCGAGATGATGATGTTCTGGCCGACCGCAAGCGACAGTTCCGTCGCCGTCACGAACGTCTTACTACCGAGGCCGACGAGGACCGAAGAGGCCGACGTGTCGAGGGTGTAGATCGGTTGCCCGGGAGTGACCCCGACGGCGACGTGCCACGACGCCAGGGTCCCGCTCCCGTTGATGGATGTCACGCTCATTACAAGCGTTTTCGTGGCCGTATCGTAGGAAGTGACTGTGCCTGCCATCCATGGGGTCGTCCCGAGCCAGGAGGTCGCCCCGATCGCGCTCGGCTTCTCGGCCATCGACAGAAAGTCCGATGGCAAGGGGGCCATGTAGTCGTACTCCGGGATGACGAGGAAGAGATTCCCCGTCGCCAAGAGGTCCGATTTCCGGTCCAAAAGGCGCTTGAAGACCAACGATTGCACGGAGGTGGCCGCCCGGAACAGGGTGATTCCACTCTGTTGCGGCAGGCGGCCAACCCTCGGCAGTAAGTCCTGGACCAGATTCGATACCAGATACGACATGGATTAACCTCCCGCGGCTCCGGCTTCCATCGCATCGAACGCCGTTTCGCCCTTGAGCCATTCGAACGCATCCGTCATCGACAGGAACGGAGAGACCTTCTCGCGGTCCTTGACCCACTTCCCGTCGGAACCGGCATAAAGGTTCTTCTTCTTGTCCGTGACGATGAAGGAATCCTTGAACTTGTCGATGGAGTACCCGTCCATCGGGTTGAACTCCGCCCGGAGCGGACTGCCCTGTGTCGGGACGTACTCCCGGAACTGCCCCGGCTTGGAGAGCATGTACTTCAGGTGCTCCTCCGAAGTCACGTCACAGAACGAAGTCGTCACCGCCACCCGCTTCCCCTTCTCGTCGAACGTCGGGATCGGCATGAAGTTGTAGACCTGCTTCCCGATCGACATCGGCGTTACGCCTTCCCTCTTCACCAAGCATTCGATCAACATCGTGTCGTCTCCTTTTCTTTTATGAGGGGCGGGGTTTGTCGTGTACCCCGCCCCGTCTCGTTGTTCACAACAGGTTCGCCCGTGGCCGATTTAGTCCTCGGCCGTCTCGTACACGATGGAGATGTCCCCGGCGATCGCGGTGGTCGCCTGGGTGCCGATCTCGACCGCGATGATCCGATCCTTCGTGGTATCGACCCCGACCGCGTGCGACGGGATCAGGGTAGCGGTGATCCCGCCGCGCCCGGCAGCCGAAGACCGGCCGATCGTGGCGGACGAGATGATCTCGTGCCCGGAAACAAGCGCCGGAGCGGTTCCGGTATCGGTCTGCCCACCGGAATCGTAGGCTGCCGCATTGGTCGCGGACGCCTCGGCCTCGTTGTAGTACGTGTTCAGGATACCAACATTCAGGACAACGGCCGTCCCGGTGTCGAGCGGGTCGACCTCGAGACGCAGGTCGTGGAGCCGGTGACCGGACGGCAGGATGCCGAGCGCCACGATGTTCCCGGTGACGTTCTGCGCCGCGGTGAGGGCGTGGGTCCTGTACTCCACGTTCGGACCGACCCCCGTTTTCGGCGGCTTCGTGTAGAGACTCGCTGCCTTGATGAGTGACATGGGTATTTTCCCTCCCTGAGAAAAGGTTGCGCGGGGGGATTGACTCCCCCCGCTGGATTACGGCTTGGTCGACGCGGTGTCGATCGCCATCACGCCGAAGTCGTTCCCGTTGAAGGTCGTCTTCTTGACCCCGAAGATCGTGTGGGTCGAGATGATGATCTTGTTCCCGTTGTCCCGGGTCTCCTCGTTCCACCCGAACCGGAGATCCTGGCCCGGGGAACCGAACGCGACGACGGCGGCCTGCAACCCGCAGAAGAGCGCGCGGGTCGCCTCGATGGCGCCGGAGCCGTAGTCGGTGTACCGGATGCAGTTCTGGTGCTGTTGCAGGACGACGCCGTTCCAGATCCCCAGGCCGCCCTTGAAGAACTCGTTGTTCTTCCCGACGGAGGCGAGCAGGGCCTTCTGGATGTCGGCCCAATCCATCGACGTGGTGTTGCGGCGGAAGTTGTACGCCTGGTACCCGTCCATGACGCACAGGAACACGTCTTCCCCGTCGATGTTGCACTTCTGGAGCTGCGGAACCTCGGACGCCACCGGTCCGCCTCCGCCCATCATGTTGGCGTAGGCTACCGCCCGGTCGATCGGCAGGGTCGACATGGTGTCCGTCGCCGTGATGGACGCCTTCGACGTCGCCGTGCCACCGTACACGATGTGGTTGGTGTCCGGCGAGGTGAAGGAGTTGTTCCCGAACCCGGTGTACGTGGTCGGGAAGACGTACTCCGAGTTCGTCCCGCGGGCGCCCGACAGGTACATGAAGAAGATCTGGTCGAACACCCGGCCCCACCAGTCGGTCTCCCGGGCCTTGGCGATCTTCCGGAGGTCGTGCAGGGTCCGCTTGCGCGTCATCCGGCCGCCCGCGTCCGCACCGCCCCGCATCTGGTCGATGTAGACGTTGTCGGAGTAGAACTGCAGGGCCTCTTCCTTGCCGTGCAGCTCGGCGTCGCCCTCGATCGGCTGCATGTTGAGCTGCATGGACAGGTCGAAGGTGATCTGCTCGCCCGCGCCAGCCTCTAGATCCGTCAACTGCCAGATCGGCTTGGTCGGGACTTCGCCCTTGCCCATGAACTTCCGGGCCCAGAACCCTTTACGTCCGACGTCGACCGCGAGGTTCCCGGAATACCTCTTGACGGCCTTGGCGTCGTTCAGACCGATGATCGTCTGCGCCATGGTGTGGCCTCCATTTCGTTTTTAGGCCATCCTGGGCCGACGTTGAATATGGGCGTTATTGCCCCGTGCTGACCGCTTGCACCTTGAAATGCCGTATGGGAATAGACTTGTCGGCGGTGATCTTCAACACGGCAGACCGTCCCGCCTTCTCCACAAGGAAAATCGAAATCTCCTTCCTGGCGTCTTGTGGAACAGCCGAAAAATCCATCTTCAGCTCGTCGCCGATCTTGATGATTTTCAGGAGGCACCCGTCCATCTCGTCGTCACGCCCTCGCTGCGTAGGTGTCACGCTGTTCCTGCGTCATCCGTTCGAGTGCATCCTCGTATGCCTTGCCGGACAACTTGTCGATTGCCGCAAACCCGTCGTCGGTAGAGTTCGGCGCCGCCGCCGGCACGGTCCCGAGGGTCTTTACGTCGGGCACGGTCGCCGGTGGTTTCCCGCCGTCCTTGGCCGCTGCCGCGGACGGAGTTGCCGCCTTCTTCCCCGGCGCCGGGATGCCGAACGCGCTTCGAACCGCCCGGTCGGCCGCGATCAGGATCGTCATCCCCGAGGCGTTGGTGTACTTCGGGTCGGATCCGATCCGGTTGACGGCCTTCCCGAACGCCCCGAACAGGAGCTCCGACCGTTCCGTAAACTTCCCGTCGACCTTCTCGAGGTATTCGGGACGCGCGCGGAGGAACTCCCCCTGTTCGACGTCCCACACCTTCTGCGCCCGGAGAGCGTCCCGGGCCTGCAACTGCATCTCTGTGACTTCCCGGTTAAGGGCGTCCCGCTCCCGGTTGTACTCCTTCAGTTCGACGTCCCCGGCGTCGTATTTCGCGTCCAAGGCGTCTAGTTTCGTCTGGATCTCCGGCGGGACGGTGTTCGGCAACTTGACCGAAAGTGCCGATTCGGGCGGTCGGAACGCCAGAAGATCCTCGTCCGACGGTAGGACGGTCTCTTCCGTTGCCGGGGGCGTGGCCGGGGGAGTTGCTGCCGCAGGTGCGGCCCCCTCGGCCCCAGGTGCCGGTGCCGCCGCTTCGCTTGCGGGCGTACCCGCTGCAGGCGGCTTTGTGGGTGCCCCATCCGTTGCCGGTTTCTCGGGAGACTTGCCTTCCCCCTCCGCGGCGATGGCCGCGAGTGCCTTCGGGTCGATCTCGAACTCGGCCGGGGTGACTTCTTCGTTACCTCCAACCTCCGGGTTGTCGATGGAATCCTTGATTCCCGCGCGCTCCGTCTCCGACAGTCCCGCCCACTCCTCGAGCGTGTACCCCTCGGGAGGCGAACCGGACGTGTCGACCGCCGGGGTCTCCGGCGCCTTGCCTTCGTCTTTCGTGTCCGTGGCTCCTGCCATGGCTACACCCTGTCCTTTCTGAATTTGTGGGGGCCTTGAACGTCCGCCAGGACGCAGGTCCCCGGCCCGGTTTTCACGTGCGCGCTCAATAGCCAAGGCCCTTTGGGGACGCGCACGTTACTCGCTTCGGCCTCTTTCCCCGACGAGGAGAACCCCCAAGGGCCAACCATTTACTTCATCCCTTCCTTGCCCATCTTGATGAGCATTTCCGCTTCCTTCTTCTTGCCCTCGCTCTCGTCCATCTTCTCCTTGGCGAGAGCGCACGCCCGCTTCATCCGGGCCGGGTCCGCCTTGACGGCCATCGCCCGGGCCATCGCCCGGAGGTCGTCTTCGGCTTCCCACCGCTTCTGGTCTTCCACCATGTTCGAAGGCATGGTCGCAAGCGCCACGCCTCCGCCACCCTTTTTCTTCCGCTTCTTCTCGTACCCCACGGGACTGCCTCTTCCTACGACGTGGTGAGGGAGATGAGCTTCCCGCCGGCCAGGCCGATGTACAGGGTCCCGGAGTAGAGCGTCAGCGACAGGACCTTCTCCCCGACGTCCCGGATGTCCGTCAGGGCGCCGCTCGCCATGTTGTACTTCCGGACCACGCCCTTGTCGGTGCCGAAGTACAGGTACCCGACGCCGCTCTCCACTACGGAGACGACGCACGTCACCTCGTTGCTCAGAACTTTCAGATCGGTCTTCGTTACGGTCATGACAAATACCCTCCCGTCTTTCGGTTGACGTCAGTACGCTACGGTGCGATGGAGCACGAATCCTTCGGCATGGTGGCCGTCTCCTGGTATCAGCGATCCGAAAAAGCGGTTCTGCGCGACCATCGTCTCCATGAACTTCGGCCGCCGGGACATCTGCGATTCGAACAGGGAAACGAGTTTCTTCTTCGCCTCAATGTTGATAACGCTCAGGTAATTCGGGTAGTAGGAATGCGATGTCGTCACCAGATACCGAAGAACGGTGATCCGGACGTTGCGCGATACCGCGAATCCCACCTGCGACGCTGCGTTGTGGTGCTGGTGGTAGTCGTGCTCGAACGGGAAGTAGAGGATCGTTGGTTGCACAGCGTCGAGGACGCAGACTTTCTCCTCGATCGACATGTCCGCGTCGAATAGGTGAACCACGCATCCGCCCAACATCCTCGAGGAATCCACCTGCTCGGATTGACGGACTACCGGATTAGCCGTCAGTTCCTCGTCCGCGTTCAGGATGGCGAGTACGATCTTGTCTCCCGCATCCCGGTGCTTCAGGAGGGTTCCCCCACAGCCGATCTCGATGTCGTCGATGTGCGCGCCGATGGCGAGGACTGTTTCGCTCATCGCGCCACCTCTTCCCACGGCCGGTACATTCCATCCACCGGCGAATACCGGAACCGAATCCCGTTCCTGCGCAACTGGTTGCGGACGGCCTCCGTCGCCCCCGTCATAGGCCCCTCGATGATCCGACACCCGATGTCGAAGAAGGTCTCCCCGCACACTATGGCCGTGGTACGCTCCATCTCCCGGACCGACACGCCTCGCAACTGCCCGAGGACTTCTTCGAGGCGGCTTGCGGACGGGTAGGCGTTCTCCTTCAGGACCTTGGCGGGGCATCCGGCCGCCAGGCAACCGCTCGGCAGGTCGGAATTGATGAGAGACCGCGCGGCCACGACGACGTTGTCGCCGATCGTCACCCCGGGGTTGACCCAAGCGTTCGGCAGCCATACCCGGTTGCCGATCTTCACCGGCGCCCACTGTGCCGGGAATCCGAAATCTACCGGCAGGTACGCTCCATGCGTGAATATCTTCGTTTCGATGCCGATTCCGGCCTCGTGTCCGATCTCCACGCCTCGAGCGATGTTCACCTGTGAATTCCATCCCATGTGCAGCCAATCCCCTGCGTTCAGGAAGGCCCCTTCGTCGAAACACGACCCGCCGCCGATCCACGCGCCATGGTCCAGATACGATTCCCGGCCAAGGACGACCGAGTTCCCCTCCACCCTGGCGCCGGACCGGATGATCGTCCGATCCCCGATGTGACCGCCGATGACGTTGAACACCGCCCCCGCCTCGATCAGCACGTCCGACCCGAACGTGCATCCCTTGAACCGGAATCCGGCCTCTATCTTCGTATCCCTCGTGAAGGTCATCCCGGTATTCATCACTGCACCGCCACGGTCTGACACGCATCCACGCGCGTGCAGGGGAATCCGATTTCCTCGAACCGACCGGACTCAAGGCTATCCACCAGTACCCTTCGTGCTTTTGAGTTGGCAATTTCAAGGACCGACCGACGGTTCACGTTGCCCAGGACCAGTTCGTTCCCCATGTCGTAGCAGCAGGCGTACCAGTCGCCGGTCGGATTGATGTAGGCGCAGTGACGAACCCGCTGGATGTTCGGGCACTTGAAGTCTCCCGACCTTGCCTCCTTACCGTACCGCTCTGCCCACAGGAGGGCGTTGTCCACTCCGATGAAATCCCCCGCCCTGAGACGATTTCCCCACGCCGCCACGACGAGGTGGGCGTCAAACGGAGGAACCAATCCGTTACCCTTCCCGGGTGCGGACCCGTAGGACGCCACAACCGAATCGTGGTAGTTCTTGTACGGCATGGCGTGGATGCAGATCCGTACAGGAGACTTCATGACGTCCCGGATGGACAGGAACCTTCCGAGGTTCGCCGAAACGACGTCCAACGGTAGTTTCTTGACGGCACGATACGATTCTTCCGTTGCCCCGTCGATATTCACGTGGATGGCGTCGACCAGGTTCTCCCGCAAGACCGTCTCGGCGATCGATTCCCCCATGAGCGCGAAGTTGGAAAACAGGGATATCCCCAACCCGGCCCGGCGAGTCGCCCGGAGAATGTCCAGGATGTCGGGATTCAGGAAAGGCTCTCCGTTTTCCGACAGGACGGAGTGGCATACCGGGTGCTGACGCTGAAACTCCGGCGTGGTGACCTCGGAGAGAACCTTCTCCACCAGAGACACCGGCATGTACCGATCCTCGACCGGCACCTTGACGAACGACCTCGGACAGAACACGCAATCCGCGTTGCAGATATTCGCCACGGCGAAGTTGATCTCCCTTATTTCCATGGGACCACCTTCGTCATCGCGTAGGCGAGTTCGTCGTCTATCGGCCGGACGATCCCCATGTCGATGGTCTGCCGCCGGATCTCTTCCGGGACAACCGCCTCCCACATGTCGTACTCTCGCCTCAACCACCACCAGAGTTTCGGAATGTCGAAGTCGTAGATGTTGTGCTTGTCGAAGTTGTGGGAGACCGTCCCGCCCCAATAGTGGATGAAGTACGGATCCTCGAACGGGCCGACGAACGTGTGCTTGTGGGGAATCCCGGTCTCCTGCGCCTGCTCGTTCATGACCATGCCACCAGGCAGTCGTACGCATTCCCACTGCATCTCGCACCGGTTGAAGATCCAGTTGCCCGGCTCCGGCGTCCACTGCTCGACCTCCGGGAAGGGGTAGACGTTGCCGAAACCCCGGCACTCGGAGAACGGACCCCAATTTCCTTGAGGAATCAGCATACCGGCCGTGTGCGGGTACTCCGTGGCGAGGTTGATCCGCTTCGACATGTCCCGCCCGTAGCAGACGGAGAGGTCCTTGTTGCGCAGGCACTCTTCTTTCAGGCTTTTCAGCACCGATGTACGGTAGAGCGCACCCGCGGGGCTGATGTAGTGGCGCCCGTCCTCGAATCCGGCGTCCCAATACCATCCCGCCATGGCTACGAAATCGTCTTTCACGTGCGACAGCATCCAGTCGAGCCACCCGTCCCGCATCGCCCGAACGTCGGTCTCCCAGGACAGGAACCACGGGGTATCGACGAGGTCGATCGCGTGATCCAGCGCGAGCTGATGGCCGGTGTTGACCAGATCCTTCGACGGAACCACCCGTACCTTCTCTCCGTAGGGCGTCTCGGTGATCCCACGGATCGACGGGTTGCCGATGGGGCTGTTGTCGACGATCAGGATGTCCATATCGGCGTCGTTCCTGTGTTGCAGGAGCGACTGGACGGTGATCTGCGTCCATCGGACGGTATAGGCGTGTGGGATGACGCACGTGACGGCCTTCATAGCGCCCCCTCCACCAGAAACACCCCCGTTTGGATGTAGGGAACGACCCACAGCGGATCGAATACGATCTGCAGTTCCGCCATCGTCCAGTCGTGCCGGTGCTGATTCAGGGGATTCTCGACCCATTCTTCGGCGCATTGCCGGTATCCGGTCGACCACTCCCGCCCCTCGACCTTGACCGGAAGCGCCCCCCACAGGAACCGACACCCGCCCGTCAGTCCACGCACCACCTCCACCGCCTCGATCATCTCCAGATGCTCGAGCACGTCGCCACAGATGATGACGTCGTAGGGTTCGAGCCGATGGTACGCGCCACGGATATCCTCCAGGAAGATCCGGTCGTACTTCTTCAGGAGGTTGTACCGGACGACGTATTCGGCGAACCCCTCTACCGCATCGACCTGCACTTCCCGGCCGAACACCTCCCGGATGATGTCCCCGTACAGGCCGGCGCCGCATCCGACGTCCAGAAACCGCTTGAATCCGAGCGGCTTGGCGACGTGGATCAGCCAGTCCTTGAAGAATCCCTTCCCCTCTTGCGCCGAGAACGCCATTACCATGTACCCCACTGGTCCCACTCGCGCAGGACGTAGTCGGGCCATTCGAAGGCGATCTCTTCCGCGTTTCCCATGTTCGCGCCCGAGTTGTACCAGGCCGGGAACATCGTCGGGGGATGGTAGGGCGGGCCCGGAGGCGCCTTCTCGCCACCTTCCTGCCAGAACGCGACCGCTTTCGGGCCGAACGTCCGATGCAGGTGGATGTTGCAGACGCCCGGCAGCCACAACTGCGGCACCGGATCGGGCGACAGTACCGGATGGAACCGCACGAAAGCGGGATTGGAGACGTACTTCACGCCCATCCCCGCCCGCCACAGCTGCGTATGCGGATCGACGAACGGGACCCCGGCGGGACTGACCTCGATCGCCGATGGATGGACGGACCGATGCGTCCGGGAGATGAACCGATCGCCGGCCACGCGGACTGCGTTGACGTCCGACAGATCCCGGGTTTCGAGCGACCGGAAGAAATGCTCGGTGTAAATCTCGTCGGCGTCGAGTTTCAGGATCCAGTCCGGCTTGAATATCCTCTCGCACTCTTCCACCGCGATGGTCCGATATCGGGGCTCGTTGTACTCCTTGTCGAACCGAGGAAGGCCGGTGTTGATGAAGTCCGCGACGATCTTGTCGCACGCCATCGCCCGAATCGCCTGCACCGTACCGTCGGTCGATCCCTGATCCTGGATGTAGACCCCGACGACGTGCGGCAGGACGCTTCGCAACGCCATCTGCACGTAGAACGCATCGTTCTTGACCACCATGAACGCCGCAATCCTCATTTGAATCCTCCTGTTTCCTTCACCGCATTCGTTATGCGGTCTGGGGTTATGAGTTCCATGCACTTCACCGATTTGCCGGGATCACTGGAGCACGGATGCAGGTCCCAACACGGGACACACTTGATCTCGCCCACCGGGTAGATGGGGCGGACGGTCGGATAGTAGGAGCACCGAGTCCGCGGGTTGATGTTGCCGAACAGCGCCACAGTCGGCTTACCCAAGGCCGCGGCGATGTGCAGCGATCCGGTATCCGGGGTGACCACGACGTCGGACAAGGACAGAAGGGCGATCATCTCGTCCAACTCCGTCCGGTCGATCAGGTTGACCGTGCCATACACCGACAAGTCTTTCAGGTCCCGATTCCACGATTGCGAAGAGCCGAACAGGACGACACCGAGTCCGAGGTTCGCCAGTTTCCGGCACAGCGGGCGGACGTATTTCGGGGGAATGGAGCGTGCCGAGGCGACCATGCAGGCGTTCACAGCCACCACCCTGAGGCCCTTCAGGTCGGAAAGAAGGGCGTCAACCTTCTTCAGGGCTACGGTGGATACCGGAACCTCGAACATCTTGCGCGCCGGGTAGACTCCGAGCAGTTCGTCGAAGGAATCCGACCGGTCCTTCGTCGTGTAGTCGGTCCATGTTCCCTTGCAGGTCTGCCCGAGTTCCTTCGGCTCGACCGCGAATCTCAGGTCGATTACCTTGTCGAATTTGAACCGGCCGATGTCCTGAATCTTGATTACCCGGCAGGCAATTCCGAGAGACAACATAAAGGCCGTGTATTGTGGCAGGGTAGCGACCGTTACCTTCTCCCCGCGACGGACCATCTCCCGCAGTCCGGACGACAGCATCGCCAGGTCGCCAAGTCCGCCCATCCGGATGACGAGCGTTCCCGGGATCTTCTTCTGCCGCACGAACTCGCGCACTTCGTAGACGTTGATATTCAACGAGGATCCTGCGGACACTTCCTCGCTGATCGGCAGGCACATGATCTTCTTCTCTCCGTGTGTCGCACCGAAGAAGCCCTGCGCGACATTCCGGGAAATGCTCAAGGCCTTGCCGTTGGCCTGGTTGACGATCTCGTAACTCATTGGCCGTCCACCGAAGGCTCCGACAACTGCCGGGGAGGCGCGAAACCGTTCCCGCCGCCGATGGTTTGCGAATCCGCTATAAGAGCGTCTGCTGCCGAGACGATACCGGGGGCGCTCGCCACCGCACCGGCCGCCTCCATCGCCTTCAGGTACCCGTCGAGCTTCTTCATCTGCGCGTCGACCGTGTTTTTCAGGGCTTGCGCACTTTGATTCGATGCGTTCGCATTCGCAACGGCGACCTGCGCTTGCAGGAGGGCGGTTTGCAACGCCTTGAGCATCTGCGCTTCCTGCCCGGCTTGCGCGTCTTGAGCCTTCGCCGCCTCCTTCTCCTCCGGCGTTATGTCTTCATCCGGAGACCGCTGCCCGCTGATCTTCCGGATCCGGGCCATGATCTCGTCCTTGTTCGGCAGGTCGTCCATCATGTCGACGGCGAGGTCCAGGATCGCCAGACCGACGTTCGCCTGCCCGGACTGCGCCAACCCGAGGATCAGGTCGGTGAGCATCTGCAACATCGTGAGGCGTAACGTCTCCCGGAAGTCCTGCTTGGTGACGATGAAGTCCGCCTTGACGTCCTGCATGGAATTCTTCACCGATCCGTCGGGTTGCGGCTCGTTGACCGTCAGGAAGTCGTCCTTCTGCCGATCGCCGGTGATCCGGAATTCCATCATCCCGTCGATGAACTGCTCGATGAGCGACACCTTGATCTCGCCGCCGCTTTGGAAAGCGTAGTAATAGTTGTCGAAAAAGACTCCCGAGGTGGTGTGCCCCTGCAACTGAATCGCCTCGATCGCCTTACCCGACAGGTCCTTGCGTACCGTGCCCTTGTTCTCTGGGGTGACGCCAGAGATTCCCTCGATGAATCGCTCGTCGTCCCGCGCCAGTTCGACGTGCTCCCGGGCAAGCACGATGTCCTTCTGCGACTGGACCTTGTTGCTGGTCAGGGCGCCGTTCGCCACCTCCGCCATACCGTCCGGCCGGTTGTTCTCGTCGTAGAACTTGACCGGATCGTCGATCGCGCCCCTCTCGTACCAGACCTTGTTGGCCGTCAGGAGCACCAGCGCGCGCGACCGGCGCTTGTTCAGGTCGGACTGCGGGTCCCGGATGTCCCTGATGACGCCGTAGGGCATTCCGTTCCGCTGCATCCGGTAACAGAACATCGGGACGAACGGGAACTGATCGTGGTTGTAGGGCGACAGGACGTCCTGGAGGTAAGTCGACCCGGCCCACACCGCACACCGCACCGTCATGCGCTTCTGCGGTACCAGGTCGAAGTACCCGCCCCGGACGAGGTACTGGTGATCGGAGTGCGTCGGCCGGAAGATCGTTCCATGCAGGGCGCCGTAGGGCGTATCGGTGTCCCGCATTCTCATCACTTCGACGTTGGCCGGCATCCGGTACCACATCTCGACCGGCTTGATCCGCTTGCGGTTCGTGTCGAACGGACCGCCGAACATCGAATCGATATCGCTCTCCATGTCGAATTCGGAGGCCAGATCCGTCGTCACCATCTCGTCCGGCATGTACGGGTAGAGGGAGTTGACGCCTTCGGCCAACACCCGCAACGCCTCCGCGCGCTCCGGGAACATCTCGCTGATGATGTCCAGGTCCGCCCACTTCGACCGGATGACGTATCGCCAATCGCTGCCGTCGTTCGAACTGCCGAGGTGGTCGAACCACATGTTCCGCCACTTCTCGGACCGCTCGAAGATCGGACACCCGTCGACGCCGGACTGCGCGCCGAACTCCATCCACCCGAGCCCCGCCTTGACTGCCGACTCGAACGCCCAGGACCGGTGATACTCGCCCTTCGACGAGTCCTGCACGTATTTCATCACCTGCGTCTTGCTCTTCGCTCCCTGCGCGCCCTTCTTCTTCCGCGGCAGCACCCGGTAGTCGATCCGGTTCTTCCGCTCGACGCCCAGGATCCAGTTCACCGTGTTCTTCACGACGTTGAACGCGAGGACGGGCTGATTCCGGTCCATCAGCGTCCGGACGTCCTCCGCCTCCATCTGGATCCCGTCGTAATAATCCTCGTCGATCGCCATCTCCGTCCGGTTGTCGGCCTGCGCAACCCGCGCCTGCCGGTACCACTGCTGCAACCGGTGGAGCCGATCCTGCCATTCCTGCGCCTCGAGGGGATGGGACAGGCCGGAGGACGCGACAACGGCGTTCGCAGCGGCCATATCCGCCTTCGGGCGCTTCTCTCTGCGGGTCGGTAGGGCCATCAGTGCCTCGTAACCTCATCGGTGACGAACAGATCGGACTCCGTCATCGGCACTTCGCCGTCGAAGATCGTCCGATTGCCGTCTTTGAGGACCATCTCCGCCATGTGGGAGCCCGGGATCGTGTCGTCCTGCGAGTGCTCGGGGTAGTTCTTCAGGTCGTCCAGCTCGTTCTGGATCCACATCAGGAGTTGCGCCGCCGCCTGGGGGGAAGGCGTGATCTCGAATATCTGCATCATCTTGGCGAGGTTCAAGGCCGTGCAGAGCAGCATGCCCATGCCGCGGGAGAGGGTTTCCGCGACCACACAGCACGCGATATCCGACGTCGCCCGCATGGTCTCGGCCTGCGATACGGCCAGTCGGCGCCGGATCAGGGCACGCCGCTTGACGATATCGAAGTCCTCGGCGTCGGCGTGGATCGTGGCCGCCTCTTGATTGTTCGACGGGTCCAGATATTTCCACCCCGCACCGATCGGGATCATGAACGACCGGCCCGGGCGCTCCGGGCGGGTGATGACCATCGTCGGTTCGTACCTCTCCTGCCCGTCGATCATCTGCTTAACGTGGTGGATCTCCTTGCGAAGACCGCCGAGGTGATTCAGGTGTGCCATTACTGGTTCACCTTCTTTTCGAGCCAATCAAGGAACGCCTTCGTTCCGCCGCACATGTTGCATCGGTCGGTGTAATGCCACGGGAGTTCATCGTCCGCGGAGGCGATCTTCTGAAGCATCGGCATGTGCTCCCTCATTGCCGCCTTGAACTTCTCACCCTCTTCGCGTACCAGGTATTCCGCGATGATCACCATCGCTGACCGATCGTCTTTCTCCATACCGAGACCTCCTGTCTCCTCGTTCGCTGCGCTCACTGACTCCTCCATGACGATCCTCGTTTGACCTTCGCCCGCCAGTCCTTGCCCTTCGGCGACACCTTGACCGTGCAGATCGAGGCGTTGACCACCGCGTCCCCGTCGTCTGGCGACCGCCCAAGGCGCTTCTTGATGCCGGGCCCGTCCGGCCCGTCTTCCTTCGGCTCGACGAGGATCCCGCCCGGCGTCAGCTTCCACATCGGCGCGCACAGGTCGGCGCGCAACTGCGAGTCGTTCGGCAGCGCGATGTTGTCGCCGATCTTCGGGTCCAGCGACTCCCTGAACCGCCACCAGAGCATCGCCCGCTTGTTACGGAACTTGAGGCGATTCGTCATCTTGTCCGTCTGGCCCTCGACGCCCTCCCGGTCCCCGCCGTTGACCGCAACGACCTGGACATCGTTCGATTCGAGGTGATCGACCACCGACCCGCCCACGCCCACGACGTCGACGTGGACAGGCGCCCCGTCCCGTCGGTTGGCGACCACCAGCCCCGCGGTCGTGCCCCCGTCCGGCGTTTCAGCACCCGGATACCGCTTCAGGGGCGCGTACCAGGTCCCGTGCCGCATCGCCAGCACGGTCTTGTCCTTGCCTCCGCGCGCCACGTCCACACCCATCGAGTCCATCGGCCTGCCGAGACCGCCCTCCGGCGTCCACCGGGCCATCGCCGCATCGATCCACGCCGTCGGGATCACCTGCCACGCCGAATCCTCCGTGCCGGCCTTGAAGTCCCCGCGGAGCATCTGCGACCGGAGCGGCTCGGGCAACGCCTGGAGCTGCGCGACGTACCCGGACGACATCAGGAACGCATTGTCCTGGACCTTGGAGGGGATGAACGTGCGGCTTTGCGGCTGGATCGTCTCGCCGTTGTGGACGAACAGCGCACCGTCGGGGCGCTCGATCTCCTCCCCGTCGATCATGGCGTACCACCGCAACTCGCCCGGCTTGGCGGGGTTCGGGTGCTTGTCGTCCAACCATGGGGCCCAGAACTTGACGACCCACTGCCCGTCCTGATTCGTCGGGGGATTCCCCGCGCACACCACCCGGCACCGCTGGCCGGGGGTCGTGGTGCGCAACCACCCCGCGAGGAATCGGAACTGCTGCTCAAAGAAGTGAGTTATCTCATCAAAGCAATTCTTGTTGACAAATCCGGCCCCTGTTATATAATGATTGACGGATTCAACAGTTAAATCGAATAATTCTGTCTCGGGGAGGTCTGAAAATGACACCAAAGCAGGAGAAACATCAGCCTGTGTTTGACGTCTTTCCATCGTATAAGGGTGGTCGTACCACCGAATACGGTGGATACGTCTGGGAAGAACTCCCGGGGCACCACCTGCAAAACCTTTGGGGATACGTCGCCCAACATCGCCTTGTGGCCGAAGACATATTAGGGCGCGAACTCCTGCCGGGGGAGACGGTCCACCATATCGACGAGTGCCGATCGAATAATTCACGGGAGAACCTTGTGGTAATGGGAACGACGGCCCACCGCCGATACCACGCGAGGAAGGCGGGTCTTGCAAGCCGCTCGCCGATAACGCGAAAGATGGTACGGGAAGCATTGCGGTCAGAAGGTGGGATAAAGCCCGCCGCGCGGCTCCTGAAAGTCTCTCATTCCACACTTCGCGGAAGATATCCTGGGCTTTGTAAGCCGTATCAGCGGACCAGCCCAACGGTGATCGACAACCCGAGAGATATTGACATAGTGCTCGCAGCCGCCCCGGATCCAAAGATCGGACTCCGGGAGATAATGGCGGCCGCCCATATGTCGGCGATGACGATCCTTCGGATATGCAGGCGGCGCGGAGTGACGTGGGTGAAAAAGACAAAGGCCGGGGAGATTCATAGAACGTATCGCGGGAAGCCCACCCGTCGGTCGTTAGAATCGAGTGATTCCGACTCTGCACCTGCTGGCCGATAACGCGACCATTGATCGAAGCGGACACCAACGCCGCCGGTTTACTGACAACGTGAAGCTGTGATACGCGACGAGAACCCTCGAGCGTATCAACAAGATCCCCAACCTTCACGTCCTCGACGGGTTTCCACGATCCGTCGGCCATCCACACAGGCGTCCCGCGCCCAACGCAAATCAAGTCGTGCGGCCGCCCCTGGTACCGGATCTCGTCGCCGAGGTCCTTACACGACCCGAGCTCCACCTGCCGCCCGAGTTTCGGCAGGCGCCACACGTGCTCCTGCCCGTTGTACCCGTCCCGCGTGCCGAGGACTTCCGTGGTCCGGTCGATGATGGCGAGGAGTTGCGTGCCTTCCCGCCTGAAGATGATCGACCGCCGGTGCTGAGTCAGTGCCAACCCGATCAGCAGGTCCGTCTTGCCGCCGCCGGCCGCGCCGCCGTAGTAGACGATGTCCGCTTCGGACTCAAACGCAAGCGTTTGCGGCCCGGGCTGTGGAACCCATATCGGTTGCTCCGCCGCAAGGATCCCGTCCACCTCGGCCATCTCCGCGGGGGTGAGGAAACGCAGCACGGACGCCAGTTCGGCGATCTGTGCCGCTGCGCCGTTCACGCCTTCGCCTCTGCCGCGCGCTTCGCTGCGGTCTCGATCAACAGGCGCAACCGGTTCGCTCTTTCGAGGTCGCTGAATTGTATCGGAGACCCGCCAGGCCCCGATACTTCGGCCTTGGAGGGCGCATGAAGTCCAAGCATCAGGTTGATTTCGTGGATGGCTTTGATTTGAACGTCGGGATGGTCGAGGGCCTTGCTGTAAAACAATTCACCCTCATACGAAAAGGGCTTTTCTCCCTTGAAATCGGCTAGTTCATGGAGCCTCCTTGCAAGGAATTTGAGGTCGACACCATCGTCGCTGAACGCACGGCGAACGTCGTCCACCGTCTTGCGCGCAGCGTCGGCACCAATCTGCTCTGGCGTTCTCGTGGGATCGCCCATATGCTGACACGATGCAACTCATTGAAAACGCTTGTCAAATCATTCATATACGCTTCGATAACTGTTTTTGAGGGGTATTTGGGGGGATTCTTCGCCGATCGGGAGGGGTATTTCGCCCTCCGCCTATTTTCTGTGAAAATGCCACGAAATTGGTATACCAGGCGTGGTATACCGCCTCATCGAGTACAGGGCAACGCCCGAGCCTTATGACGGGGATGCTGTACTTCTTGACCCTGCGTTTCGCTGTGTCTATGTCTCTCACTCCCAAGCGATTTGCGATTGCTTTCCATCCCGAGTGTGTGATGGGGTTGGTCATGGTTTTGCTCCCCCGATGGGGTGGACGTTGGCCATAGCGTTTGCGATGAGGTCTGCTGTGGTGGTGGGGTTGTCTGGATCGTGTCTCCGGCAGTACCACCTGCCGTTGTGTCCGGTGGTTCCGATTCTGTCGCATCCCCCGATGAAGGCGCAGGCGTCTTTCGGTCGAGTCGCCTTTGACGTGGGCGGAGCGGGGGGGGTATCAGAACCCCCCGCCGTGACGCCTGCCGTGGGGGGTAGATCTTTCTTTTCTGGAGACGGAGACGGAGACGGAGACGGGGCATTGCGTTTCGAATTGCTTTCTGTATTGCCTTTCGTATTAAGGTGTTGTTCTTTAACCTTTTTCCTTCGCTTCTCCCACCCTATATCGGCTGCCATGCGCGCCGTCTCGGACCTTTCCTCCCTGAAGTATGCGTAAGGATTACGTTTTCTCCAATTATGCAACCCGTATTGCGTATTGCTTTGCAAATCGAATGAAATATCGAGAAAACCTGGCTTATTCACCGATCCGCCAGCGGTCAGTAGAGCATCTATAAATTCATCCGGATCGCCCTCCCAGAGCACCGCCTTGGTGATCTCCTTGGCGTTCATCCCGGTCAGAATCCCCTTGTGGAAAAACTTCGAGGCGTAGCACCAGAGACGGAAGAGACAGGTCACCCCATGGTCTCCGGTCCGCCTGTGGAATCTTACCGTCTTGGGGTGGTTGAAGAAGTCATCGTCGACCCTGATGTCCTGCATCTATTTCCCCTCCTGGGCTTCCAGTTTCCTCATCCACTCCACATCCTGCCTGCTCATCATCGCCTCGGGCCGGTGGTGTTTGTGACACTCAGGGCACCTGACCTTCTCCCCGGGTTCGAGCTCGAACTGCCCGCGGTGTCCGCAGGAGCGACAGAAGCACCAGACCTTCATCACCCCACCCGTGCGCGCGCCGCGAAACGTGCCGTCCACGGCATCTCCGACCACGCCTTTTTCATGGCCCGGCCGATCCTCTTCGTGTGCTTATACCAATTCCGTCCGTATTCTTTGTACGCCTCACGAACTGCCGCCCGACGCAACCGCTTCGCCACCGTTGCCCTCATGCTCGCCTCCTGAAATCTATTTTCCTGCCCACACAAAATAATACTTGACAGCGTATTTTCTTGCCTATACATTATAATCAACACAACCGAAAGGAGGATCGACCCGATGAAGAAAAACCGCCTGATGGTGTGGTTCGCAGCCCTGCTGTTGGCGAACCTGCTCGCGTTCCAGATCACGTGCGCGTACCCGGTGTTCGGGTACCACCCGCAAGCCTGCCTGTGCGACCAGTGCCTCGCCGAGTTCGAGGCCGATCGCGTGGAAGGAGAGCAGGAATGACGGCGGGAATGAAGACGATCCGATGGCAGATGGTGATGGAAGCGCAGGGAGAGTACCCCGACGCGCCGAAGATGACGGGGCCTGCGGACGTTGCCCGCCTGATGAAGGAGCAGGGGCACACGACGGCGGACCGGGAGCGGTTCGTGGTCTACCTGCTGAACGTCAAGCACCAGATCATCGCCTCGGAGATGGTCAGCATGGGGATCCTGGACGGCGCCCTGATCCACCCGCGCGAGGTCTTCAAGGCGGCCATCGTCGCCTCCGCTGCCGGCCTGATCGTGGCCCACAACCACCCCTCTGGCGACGTCACCCCGTCCGGGGAGGACAAGGCCGTCGCCCGGCGCTTGCGCGAAGCAGGGACGCTCCTGGGCATCCCCTTGGTGGATTTCCTGGTGGTCAGCCCCTTGGGTACGTTCTTTTCGTTCAAAGACGACGGAATTATCTGAAAGGAGGACGTGATGCCCTGCACCGTGTCGCAAGGTCGCGACGGAAGGTGGAAGGTGGTGGACGACGCTCCGGTCGCCACCGGAGGAGAGCCGAAGGTGGTGGGAATCTGGAACAAGCACCCCGCCGCCGTGAAGGACATGCACCAGAGGAACGGTACCCAACCCGCAATGCTCGGCAATCTCGCCGAGGGAGAGGAGTAAGAAATGAGGATCCATTTCGCGCTCAGCAACAACGGTACGCCCGCTTCGAAGTTGGCTGACGTCGAGATCCATTTCGAAGAGGGCTTGCTCGCCGGCCTGAAACTGGTAGGCTGTTCGGTCTGGAAGGGGAAGAAGGGGGACGCGCCGACCGTGCTGGTTCCGTCCCGCTCCTACGCCACCGCCGGGGGGGTCCGCTACTACGAGCTGCTGCGGGACGCCGCCCCGGGCGAGAAGGAGATCGGGCCGGCCGTCAAGGCTTTCAAGAAGTACATCCGGGACGAGTACCAGAAGGTCGCGCAGATGCCCGTGGAAGAGCCGACCGCGCAGGCGGGGAGGTAGGACGCCATGCCGCACACGCCGGGACCGTGGATTGTGGTGGATAATGTCGGGGAATTTGCCATTGATTCCCCCGTCGAATCGAACAATGGAGACGAATCGATCGAGGTTTGCATGATTTCCCATCAGGACGAAGATCCGCAAGTAAGGGCCAACGCCCGCCTGATCGCCGCCGCGCCGGAACTGCTGGAGGCGTTGAAAGAACTTATAGACGGAGAGGAAAAATGCACCGAAGATGAGTTTATTGCTTCGGTACAGAAGGCCCGCGCCGTCATCGCCAAGGTGGAAGAGCCGACCGCGCAGGCCATGGGGAAATGCTGATGGATACCCCCCGCCGCCCCCGCGGGCGCCCCTTGGGATCCACGTCGCCCGGTGCGCGCCGGCACCAGTACAACCTCCGCCTGAACGACGACGAGCGGGACCGCCTGGAGCGCCTGGCGAAGATGCACAACCTCGCCGTGTCCGAATGGCTCCGCCGCCGCGGACTGATGCTGCGCGTGAAGAAGTAGTCACCCCTCGCCTTTCATCCCGGCCCGCGCTTGGACAGGCGGGCCGGATTCATTTTCCACCGGCACGTTATTTCAACGCGATATATTTTCCGTCAAAGCCTGACGCCTTGAGGCGTTGCGCGTTGATCTCGCCGTAGGCGATCAGGACCGAAGGGCCCCCGGCGTTGTAACCCGATCGTCTTCCGTCAGCATGATAGAAGTTCAGGCGACCGGCGAAGAAAAATAGCGCATCAGCGGCGCCCCACACGAACCGATGGAACATATCCGTTTCCGTCCGGGCGAACGTAAGGGCGATTCCGTTGCCGTGTTGCGCAAGGCGGGCAAGCCATACTTTCGTTTTCTGTCCGTAGGGGGGATTCATCCAGACGCGACCCGTCCAATCCTTCTTCAACCCGTTGTCGAGGACCGTAAAGTGCTCCCTTGCGGTAGACCACGGACGCATTATGCTGGCGCATGGGTCGAGATCGAACGGCCCAAGAGCTTCGATGATCTCCGGGGGAGTCAGCCATTCCTCCTTGAGCGCACAAGCAGACTGATGCCCGCCGATCCCTCGCCTTGTCACGCCCCTACCCTCGCCAGGTCGATGTAATAAACCGCCACCGCGAACGCGCTCCGCTTGTCGGTGCAGTTCAGGGCATGGAGGGGTTGCGGGGTCCGAACCTCCCGGATGCGAGGCTGCCCCTTGCGAGGACCGCCCTTGTAGAGGCCCGCGCCGGGCTCCCCTTCCGGGATCACCTCGGAGGAAACGATCTCCCCGTACCCACCGAAGCGAAGTTCGAGCGCCTGCCGCAGGATGGCGTCGTTCACCTTACCCGCCCCGCAGATCCGCCGGGTGTATTCGGGCCGCGGTATGAGCGTGTAGGGAAGCCCGAGGTCCTTGCAGACCTGGATCAGCCGGCCGATCATGAAACAGGTATCGAAGACCTCGCGCCCGACCGCCATTCCATATGATTGAATTGATTCCAGAGCGACGTGCCCGGTGGACGACGCCGAGGACCTGACCATCTCGATCAGGCCCTCGTTGCCGACCTTGTTCGTCGCGTCGACGGTCTGCTCCGCCGTGACATAGCAGTACGCCGATTCCGTCGGACCCGGATCGATGCCGAGGATGAGCAACGCCGCTACGCCAGGATCACGGTGTTCTTGGGGAGCTGCTTGACGAGGTACGCCTGAATCGCCTTGATCGCCTCGTTCTTCCACTTCCCGCCGTCCGCCTCGAACAGCGCGCACGACGGAGGCTCCCCGTCCTTGCTCCCGCGGCGCATCCGGAAGAGGAAGGGGCTCTTGGGTTGCTCGATCTCCAGGAATGTCCGGTACGGGGCGAGCTTCACCAGACGCGGCACGGGCACGTTGTCGACCTTGGCGATGCCGACCTTCGCCACGACGCCCTGAGACACGCCGTCGTCGGTGTACGTGTGGACTTCGCTGTCCGTGAGGTTTCCGACGACTTTGAGGATCTTCTGCGCGTCCTCGGTGTCCACGAACCGGGACTGGAGCATGATGATGAACCCTTCGAGGTCGTGGAACTGGCCGAAGATGAACCCCGTCGGGGACGCCTTGGCGACTACAAACACCTTCCGCTGGCAGAACGTGCCCACCAGCGGGGACCACAGGACCACGTGATCGGGAGACTGGACGTGGACGATGGCGTCCTTCCCCCGGTCGGCTTCGCATTCGGTGAAGAAATCGACGAACCCGGTCAGCGTGTTGACGGCCAAGGGGTCCGGCATCGGCTCCTTGACGGGAAAGACCTGCTTGTCGGTGTAGGGTCTGCTGTCGATCGTGAACCGCTCGACGCCGGCAAGGGAAATGATTTTCTCGATCGCCTCCTTTATCATGCGCCTACTCCTCCTTCTCGCCGGCCAGCGCGACCACCGGGGTCTTGTTGGTGAGTTTCAGTTTCAACTGCTCCGGGTTGTGCTCGAACGCGATCGACACCCCGCGGTCCTTCCCGATGAAGATCATCGTCGGGACGGCCTTCGGGCCCCGGACGGAGGAATCGACGTGGATGGAAACGCCCGCGCTGGTGCGCTCCTCGTTCGGGGAGATGGTGACCTTGAGGGTGACCGACCGCGGGCCGTCCGCCGTGTTGGGGTCGAGGATGTTGTCGAGGACCCGCTTGAATTCATCATCGAACCGCTCGATACATGCGCCCCTTGCGAAATTCGCCAGCGATACCTTTCCTTCTTCCGAAATATCCAAGGCTTGACTCCTTTCGTGGTTGGAGGTGCTTGGCTACTCGTTCCGGGCGATCGAGGCATTCGCCCACATGACGCACTCTTCGAGGGCCGTCAGCGCGAGCGACCGCTCCCGGGAGGGCGGGCAGTCCGCCATGATGTCGGTTGCGAACTTCTTGGCGACCGTCCGAAGGAACTCGTACCGCGCCGCCTGACCTCCCTTCGGCGGGTGATACGTGAAGTCCTTCTTCAGGCGGGCTTGGTCTACGTCGGTGATCGGGTACATGTGGCTCCTTTCGATTGGTGTTGGGCGGCGGCAGGATTGGATACCTGCCTGTGCAGTGGGGCCGATGCGCCCCTCACTGGCACGGGAGCAGGGCGCTCCGTGCTTTGCAAGACATCGGCCTTCCATCCCCGGTGCGCCGGGGCCGCGCCGCCCTTTCGGTTTACTTCCCTTCCGCCATCACGATGTCCAGCAGCGCGCGCTCCGCCTCTTCCGGCTTGAGGGTGTCGATGTCGAAGACCGGGCCGATCTCCTTGCTCGGCATCACGTCGCCCCTGTTCCCCTTCGCGATCGACTTGAATACCTCCTTTGCCTCCGGCGTGGTCGCCTTGAACAACTGGTTTCCGGCGGTGAACAGGACTCCCTTTGCCATTTCCTTGGCCTCCTTGTGCTCCGTCCTGGGAGCGGTTGTGGGGTTTACTCCTTACTATCCGGTCCAAGCGCCTCCTGAACCCTCCGGCTGTCGTCCAGGTCGATACCTTGCCGTTTGAGGCTCCGCAACACGCATTGGCATAGGATGACAAGGCCGGTATCGGCTTGTCTGCCGAAGATCCCCTCTCCGTGGCAACTCACGTGCCCCCGCTTGGCGAGGGATCGCACCTTTTCAAAGTCGAGTGTGATGGGCCTCGGTTTACTCCTTGATTTCCTTCCGCATGAGCACCTGACTCCACCCTCCGATCGGCCACAGATCCGTGACGAATACCCACCCCTTGCGCTCGTAGGCTTCCCGTTCGTCCGCCAGAACGCGCAAGTAAAGGGTTACCGGCATGTCAGATCCAGCCCTTCATCGCCAGAGCCATCTGGTCCGCTTCGAGAGATCGGCGCCGAAGATCCTGCGTTGCCTGCCACCACCAAATCCCCTTGGTCGTGTTGCAGGTATGCGACCGCTTGACGATCACGCCCCACCGCAGGAGTTCCATGTCGTACTCCTTCGCGCCCGGGCAGTTCCAGAGCGCCAACATCGGGCGCCGGTCGAGGTACTGAGTACCGACCGGGTAGATCCGCTCCGGGGCGGGCATGGGGGATCCGCAACATTTGCACGTCCTCATATCCGATTTTTCCCGCGCATTCTTGATTTTCTCTTCGGCACGATCAACCCGAGGGCTTCGGCAAATTCGTTGATGGAGAAATGAACGGGCGGAATCGTGTTCTCGTGGGGATACCATCCCCGGAGGGAGATTCTCTTATTCGAACCCCGGCATGTGAGCTCCACCGAAACGCCGGAGGGCGCCGAAAGGTCCGTGCCGATGCGCTTCATACGGCGCTGCCCTTGCTGCTTTTTACTGGCGGCGGATTGCGCCCGTACAACACATCGACGAGGTCGCGGCCCGTGTACTCGACCACGATGAGGGCGTTGTCCTTGCCGGGGTTACACGCCCCGCGCTCCCACGAATCGAGTAATTGCGGGTATAGCCCCGCCTTCGTAATCAGGATATGGCGTTCGGCATCGTTGAATTTTAGCGGCATGGATTACCCTCCCGCGATACTTATAGCGGATCGTGAACCTCGTGTCAAATTATTTCTTTCAGCCCGCGTAAAAATGTTTCTTGACATGCGCGGAACGATCTTTTATAAGGGTATCAGTTGCGCCGCATCCCAAACCGGAATCGGGAGACGACGGCGCGATGGCCGGGGGAAAGCGGTAGGGCACCGCGCCGGATCCCCCGGCCGCCCACAAAGGAGGAAGACCTTGGACCTGTTCGTCGCTTCCTACAAAGAAGCCAAGTGGCCGGAGATCCTGGCGCTCGGAGAAACGACCGCGAAGGGTCGGGCGTTCCATCTTCTCCGCAGTAGAGGTTGGACCGAGGGCGAGCGATTGGCACAGGTAGCAGGATTCGATTATAGGACCCGCTGCAGTCGTCTCCGCGACCTCGGCGTGCCCGTGGAAACAATGCCGTCCGTTGATTCCCCCTGTTACCTGTTTCGCATTCCGCACACGTTTTTAATGGTGTACGAGGAAAAACTACGAGAACGGAGGACAGCATGACACCTGAATGGGAAGGACCGGTTACGTTCGCCTGCATGGTGGCCGTGCTCATCATGGGCATCGCATACGGGAGGTTGACCGCATGACTCCGAAAACGGAATGGAAGGACCTGCTTGCCCGCTCCCGCCGCCTGTTGGACGCGGCGCTGTTGCTGCTCATCACCTTCGCGTTGCTGATCGTGGCCGCAGGGACGCTGTTCTGCGTCTCCTTCACCACCGTTTTCACGATGGGCCGGAACACGATCGACCGGATGACGGCACGGGTGACCGTCGAGAAGGGGGCGGAGTTTCATGTCCTTCCATCGTAAGCCGATTCTGACGGAGTTCGGCGAGAAGGCGTTGATCGTCCTGGCGACGTTGCTATTCGTCGTCGTGCTGTCGTTCACGCTGGCGGGGTGGATCGGGTAATGCCCGTCCGCGTATCCATGTTCGCCTGCGAGTTCCGGTGTGGTCGCGTGTCCGCGAAGCACGATCCCGTCGCAAAGCATGAACCAACCTGCTTCCTGAACCCCGCGCGGAGGGCTTGCAAGACGTGCAAGCACGAACAGTTCTTCGATGACGGCCGGAACTGCGCGGCCGGTGTGGACCTCGGCGAGAAGGACATCCGGTTCGATTGTGAAAAGTGGGAGGGGCGGTAATGTGCGACACCTGCGAATGGGAAGAGCAGTTGGAGGAATTGAACGAGCTGTGCGCCGACAACGACTACGAGTGGGCGAACGAAACCCTGTCGGGCATCGCGGAATGGGTCGAAGAGAAGAAGCACATCACTGCGAAGCAGATGGACGCGATCGGAAGGATCAAGGCCGCGGTGGAGGACCGGCGATGAGGAAGGCCATACGATTCAACTGCGACTTGTGGGAGGGGAAGTGCCCAACCTGATCGACATGACAGGAAAACGAATCGGCGCATGGAGGTTTCTCCATCGCGCCGGAACGGACAAGGCAACCAACCAAGCCCTATGGTCGGTAGTTTGCGATTGTGGGTTTGAGGATTTACGAACGGCCGATCATATGAGGAGGGGCCAGTCGCTTTCTTGTAGTAATTGCTGTTCTGGCAACGTGAAACACGGTGGATCGACGAAGGCCGGCAAGACACGCGATTACATCACTTGGACAGCGATGAAGGCTCGGTGTTCCTGTCCGACACACAAACAATGGAAAGACTACGGCGGTCGCGGGATAACGGTTTGCAGTCGATGGTTTGATGATTTCTCGGCGTTTCTTTCGGACATGGGGCCATGTCCTACCGGTCTTACGATTGAACGAAGGAACAACAACGGAGACTACACGCCGCAGAACTGTTATTGGGCAACGCGGAAGGAGCAAGCGAATAACCGAAGGCCAAGGTGGTTGGTGAAAACGCCAGAGAGGTCCTGTCGTTTTTGCGGGGATGTATTCGTCCCTGAGTTCAAGGAGCAGATTTACTGCCATGAGGATTGCGAGTCCGTCGATAGGAAGATCGACGAGAGAGAACAAAGGAGGGAGGCCTGATATGTGGACCCAATTTATTTGCCCAGACGACGTGCCAATCAAGATCGAGGACTGCATCAAGGAGTGCCGGATGGATCGCCGCTGTGTGGCAAAGCCGACGCTCATCATGTTCGCCAAGGGCCGCCGCGAGTGGAAGGGGAAGATCAGCACGACGCAAGCCCTGAACGGAACGAGGCTCGAATACCTGAAGATCCGGCACGAATACGGGGAAGCGCCGTGCGACCGCGCCTTCGCGCTGGCCGGGACGCAGCATCACCTGAAGTACCAGCAGGTCGAGATCCCGAACGCCCTCTACGAGGAATGGATGGAGGACGAAGAGGGGACCGGGATGTTAGACTACTACGACTCCGAGATGTTCGAACTGTACGATTTCAAGTTGATCGGCGGGTACAAGGTCAACCGGGTGCTCGGGAAGATTTCCGAAGATGTAGTGATCCCCGGGGAGTTCTTCAGAAGCGGGCCGAGGAAGGGCCAGCCGCGAACGCAGAAGGTTTGGGGGATGTGCGAACCGGATCATTTTGAATACCGGATGCAACTGTCCCGCTACGGGTGGATGTTGCGGGATGCGGGGTTCCGGGTAGATCGGGTGTTCCTGCAGGCGACGGTCCGGGACTGGACGAAGCAGACCTCGAAGCAGTACGGGTTGGACCGGAAGATATACCTCATCGAGATCCCGATGTTCGAGCGCGACATGGTAGTCAACTTCTACCGAGGCAAGCGGGATGCACTCCTGAAGGCCCTCGAAACGAACACCGTCCCGGAAAAATGCAGCGACGAGGAACGATGGAACGACCGGCGATGCATAGAGTATTGCCCGATCTGGAATCACTGCGATCACGGCCGCCAAGTCCGCGCAACGGTCTTTCCGAAGGAAGAGGAGGTGGCGTAAATGGCCCGACCGGCGAGAGTTTTCAATTTTGCAACGCAACGCCCGCACACGACGTCCATCATGGGCCTTTCCCAGACGGTGCAGTTGACCCGCCTCGGCAAGATCCACCTGGGGATCAAGAAGGCGTCCTCGAAGAACGCCGAGTGCAAGAAGAAGAATCACCCGTCGGAGCCGATCTGCATGTACTGTTCCTACCCGGTACAGACGGACTACTTCGTGTTCGGGGGGCCCGGGGACTACCCGCCGGGGATCCACGAGGCGCTCGTCAAGGAGTACGGGGAGAAGCCGAAGTCCCTCCAGTTCTACTTCCCGACGGAAAACCGGGCGCTCGTGTTCCCCCACGCCCTCAAGTTTTACAAGGGACCGCGCCTGTGGTGCCGCGGCGACAACCAGACGGCCACCCGGATCGACGAGAAGACGGGCGGGCAGTTCTCCGTGAATTGCCCCTGTGAGCACTTGGGCGCCGGCTGCGCGCCGAGAGCTTCGCTCATGATCGCACTCTACAAGGTGAAGGTGTCCGGCGTGTTCCAGTTGGATACGGGATCTATCCACAACATCATCCGGACGAACTCCTTCATGAACGAGATTGCGGGCGACCCCGCCCACCCGGAGACGACCCATCAGTCGCTTCTGCGCCGGATATCCTACGTCCCCCTGACGCTCTCCCTGATCCCGCAGCAGATCATGACACCCGGGCCCGAAGGAAAGGCGGTCACCAAACCCCTGTGGGTCTTCACGTTCGACGGAGACGGACGCCAGGCCGCCATGCTCCGCCAACGGGACGCGATTTCCGCCCTACTGCCGGGACAACCCGAGATGGCGGCGCTCCCGCCTGCTCCGGACGACCGGCGGGACGACGTGCGTGACGCCACCGGCCCTACCCTCGACGGAAAGCCCCTGACGCCCCCGGACGAGGCGATCGAGGGGGATGTGATCGACGGGGAGACCGGGGAGGTGCTGCAGGAGGCCGTCAAGGATGCCCCCGGTCCGGAACCGGACCCGAAGGCCCCGCCCTACGACCGCAGCGTGCCCGTGGAGGCGCCGGCGCAAGGCGAGGTACCCTTCCCGGAGGCCGAGAAGCCCGCCGCCGAGGGTACCCCCCCGCCGCCCCCGACGTACCCGTGGACGAACAAGCTGCCCCAGGACGCCGGCAGCATCGTCCAGACCGTGAACGCCATCAAGTCCCGGGACGAATTCGACGCCTTCAAGGCCGCCATCGAACCGATCTTGGCGGAGAAGGTGAAACCCGGGATGCGGAAGGCGGTCGAGAATGTGATCACAGAGAAGCAGGCGGAACTGTACTAAACCTACGAAAATACAGGAGAAGGATATGCCAGACATGAGGATTGCTTGCTTGACGATTCGAAACTACCTCGGAATTACCGAGGCGAAGATTACCCCGAAGGGGAAGGTGACCGTCCTTGCCGGCGACAACCGGCAGGGAAAGTCCTCGGTCCTCAAGGCCATTCCCGCGTGTTTTCAGGGGATGACGCCCGCGATGATCCACAACGGCGCCGAGCGCGCGGAGATCGCCATAGAACTCGGAGACCTCGTTGTAACCCGGGTCCAGACGCTCCTGAATCAATCGGTCACCGTGAAGGACGTGAAGGGCAGGGTCCAGACCGCCCCGCAGAAGTTCCTGAACGGCCTGTTCGGAGGCTTCGCCTTCAATCCGATGGCGTTCCTCCTGGCGTCCGACAAGGAACAGCGGTCGATCCTACTGCAGGCGATGGCCGTGACGGTGACGAAAGAGGAGGTCGAGGCGGCCGCTTCGACGGGGGAATCCAAGGAGATGATCCCCCTCCCCGCCTCCGGGCCCGCCCTCGAGATGTACGCCGATGCGCATCGGCATTTCTACTCCGCCCGCACCGACGTCAACCGGACCCTGAAGCAGAAGAAGATCGCCGCGGCGGAAGTCCTGAAGAAGCTCCCGGAGGGGTACAAGCCGGTAGAGGGGATCGAAGAGAAGGCGAAGGCGAACCGGCAACTGATCTCCGGTATACAGGCGACGCTATCCGGGCTCCAGGCGGAAAAAATGGCGGCGGAGCGCGCGAAGGAGACGCGGAAGAAGACCGAGGAACGAATCCGGAACAATCAGGGGATCCTCGCCCGGACGAAGGAATCCCTCGCCAAGGAACAGTTCCCCGATATGGATCTGCTGACGAAGAAGGTCGAGGAAGCCCGGCTCGCGCTCCGCGCCGCGGAGGAAGCCTTGCAGTCCGGACGGGCGATCGTGGCGAACATCGATCGGCTGACCGAGTCCGTCTCAAACATGGAGCGGGACATCCGGCAGGATCAGGAGACGCTGGCAGCCCTCCCCGGGGCGTTCGACGAGTCCCTGCTCGACGCCGAGGCGAAGACTCTCGACGAACTGCTGACCGAATCCGCCACGATCGAGGCCGAGCGGTCCCGGCAGCGGATCTGGAACGAGTACGCCATCCTGCGGGACGATGCGACGGAAGCCGAGACCGAAAGCGCCCGCCTGTCCGCCCTGTGCGACCGGTTCGGCAACGAACTTCCCGCCCAAGCGGTACGCGAGGCGAAGCTCCCGATCCCGGGACTGGCCCTCTCGGGCGAGAAGATCACGGTCGACGGGAAACCCCTGGACGACTTGTCGACCGCGGAACAGATGGGCGTCACCATGGCGATCGCCAAGGCGCTGGCCGGGGAGCTGAAGGTGGTCTGCATCGACGGTGCCGAGCGCCTGGACGAGAAGACCCGCGCCGAGTTCATCCGGCAGGCCGAGGGGGACGAGTTCTACTACTTCGTCACGCGGGTCGGGGCTCCGCAGGCAGGCGAGATCGAGATCCGGGAGGGAAAGGTGGCAGTCAATGGCTAATGTGAACTGCTGCATACTCGCCGGCAACCTGACTCGCGCGCCGGAAGTGAAGTTTTCCCAAGCAGGAACCGCCATCTGCAACATTTCCCTTGCCGTCAACTCGAAGAGGAAGTCCGGCGACCAGTGGATCGACGAGGTTTCCTACTTCGACCTGGTGGCCTTCGGAAAGACGGCAGAAGCGATCGGGGAATACGTCGGCAAGGGACAGTCAATCCTGGCCGAGTGCAGGGCCAAGCAGGAGCGATGGGAGAAGGAAGGCGTCAAAAAGCAGGCCGTCCGGTTTCAGATAGACAGGGTGCATTTCCTGTCGCCGAAGAAGGACGAGGCCGCCGCAGCAGGGCAGGATCAACCGCCCGACGACGATATACCTCTTTAGCCGCCCGCCCTTACTCTGCCGCAGGAGGGAAGATGAACTGGATCGACGTGAAGGAGACGAAATGACACATGAAGAATGTCTGCGACGCATCCAAGGACTTATCGAAGAATGTTTGCCTGGTGCGAGTCCCGACGACCTTATCAACATAGAGGAATTACTGTCAGCATTTGGCAAGGATGACTCTATTGTCCAGATCGCAACAATGATACACGATGACGGGACCAAGGACGACCGCATAACACTTCGATGTTACCTGCCAGACATGGTTGGATCAGAGATTTACGATGAGGACTCTATTCCGAAAATCCCTTTCAGGGATGTAGTCATGACTCACGCGGAAGAGGAATCAGATGAGGAAGTTCGTCATCTCGTAATGCTACTGCGCAAACTCGCCGATGAACTTGAAACGAAACTCCCCGCCCCGCCGAAGGAGGGAACGTGAGGGTGCTGGTCGCGTGAAGCTCGCTACGTTATGCTCCGGCATCGGTGCCCCCGAGGTCGCCGCCAAGCGGCTCGGATGGGAGTGTCTATGGTCATCGGAAATCGAACCGTTCTCGTCTGCCGTGTTGGCGCATCATCACCCCGAATCCGTGAATCACGGAGATCTGACTAAGTTGTGCGGAGGCGACCTTGAAAAGCCAGATGTCATTGTTTTCGGCAGTCCCTGTCAGTCCTTCTCCGTCGCCGGAAAGCGGGCCGGACTGGATGACCCGCGTGGCGACATCACGCTTGAGTGCCTACGAATTGTTGGCGAACTTCTTCCCGAATGGATTGTCTGGGAAAACGTCCCCGGTGTCCTGTCAATCGATGGAGGACGGACGTTTGGAGCCGTCCTCGGAATCCTGGGCAAACTCGGGTATGGGTTCGCCTACCGGATTCTTGACGCTCAATTCTTCGGAGTTCCGCAACGGCGCCGTCGCGTGTTCGTTGTCGGACATCTTGGAGGATGGCGAAGTGCCGCGGCGGTACTTTTTGAGCGGGAGAGCCTGTGCGGGCATCCTCCGCCGCGCCGAGAAAAGGGGGAAGACATTGCCGGGACAATTAAGGGCGGCTCTGGAGAGCGTGGCTACCCTGACCCCTCGGACGGTAACGGAGGCGGTTTGATCGCGCAACCGTTGAGGGCAAAGGCGAACATGGTGCATCGGGAAGACATGGACACGCTCATCGCCCACCCCCTCCGCGCCGAAGGATTCGACGCAAGCGAGGACGGCACGGGCAGGGGGACGCCGCTGGTGCTGGCCCACGGTCAAGGGAACGCCGAGGTCGGAGAGGACATCGGGACCACGCTGAGCTGCAACCATGAAGCGCCCATCGTCTTCGACCCGAACCAGGTGACATCGCCGGGGAACTACAGCAACCCGAAGCGGGGCGATCCGTGTCATCCGCTGGTGAGTGCGGCGCCGCCGATGATGGCGTTCACCCAGAACACCCGCGAGGAGGTGCGCGACCTGAAGGATGTCGCCGGGGCCATATCATCTGAACCCGGGACGCATCAGACGACGTATGTCGCTTCAGGATTCCTGCCGACTCAGGGCGCGGGCGCGGGCGCGGGCACAATCGGCTACGAGAAGGAACTTGGACCGACTCTGCGTAGCGGATGCGACCAGTACGGGGTGCATATCGCACCATCCTTGACCGCATCGAACGATCCATCCCGTTCCCCACAGTCTCAGGAGATAACGCAACAGGTGGACGCGGTGTATCTGGCATCCATGTCCGTCCGCCGCCTCACGCCACGGGAATGTTGCAGACTCCAGGGCTTCCCCGACGATTACTCGCTTATCCAGTACAAGAACAAGCCCGCCGCCGATGGTCCACGTTACAAGGCCCTCGGTAACTCGATGGCGGTGCCGGTGATGGAATGGATACTCAGGAGGATCGGGATGATAACCTGCCCGCACCATATCGGGGAGAGAGAGGGCTGATGCCCATGAAAATCGACGGACGCGAGTGGAAACAATTCCCGGAGGCAACATGATTAAGGAAGAAAAGGAACTGAGGGAATGGTGGGCATCTATTGAGTTCCCGCATGAGAACAAGCGTGATTTTTTCAAGGACATCCGCGCTTTCGAGAAAGCCGTGCGGGAGGGCTGCGCTTCGGTGGCGGAAAACTGTGTCGTGAGAAGTGACAACTTCAACGTATCTGTTATTCGAGAGGGCATAGCCGCCGCCATCCGGGGGAGGAAGTGATGCTGATAACAAAGTTGGACGATGAGAGGCTGGATCATGTTCATACCAAGGCAACTGGCTTACCAATACTTTACTTAACATCCCTCCGCGCCTCCTTGGAGCGCGAGGAAGCCGTCATGGAAAAGAGTCGGATGCAACTTGTGGCGATAAGTGTTGTGGCGCTTGCGAACACTTTGGAGTCCGCGAAGGGCGCGAGGCTGTCAAGGGACCACGAATACTGGACGCCAAGCCACGATGATGTGTGCGCCGCCGTAGATCGGGAGATGGCCCTACGCGCCGAGCGCGACGTCACCAACGCCCGCTTCACCGTGCCCATCGTCTGTATCTGTGGATCGACGCGCTTCAAACAGGCGTGGATCGCGGAGAACGCCAGACTCACAGGTGAGGGGAACATCGTCCTCGCAGTCGGACTGTGGGGCCATCACGAACGTGTGTTTCCTGACGCGGAAACGAAAAAGAAGTTAGACGAACTCCACCTCCGCAAGATCGACCTGTGCGATTGGGTGTGGGTGCTCGACATCGGCGGGTATATCGGAGAATCAACGCGGAGCGAGATCGCCTACGCCGAGGCGCACGGCAAGCCGGTGTGCTACTTGTCTAAGGAGATCCCCGATTACGTGGAACCGGTTGACGCCGCCAACGCCATCCTCGCCCGCATCGAGGTGGAGGGGATGGCGGAGATAATGTATGAGGCACATGGTATCCATAAATGGAATATCGAAATACTACACACTTCTACCGTGAATTATTGGAGAGAGAAAGCCCGCGCCCTGCGCGACTACCTGAAGGGAGGGAAGTAGTATGGGTGAGATAGCCGACATGATGCTTGATGGTGTGCTGTGCGAAACCTGCGGGGAATACATCGGAGACGAAGTTGGATTCCCTCGGCGGTGTGCGTCCTGTGTTGCGAAATTGAAAAAGCCGAAGATGCCCACGAAGCCAAAGTGGTTACGGAAGGGGAAGCCATGACCCCCGAACAGAAGGTGTGGGATGAACGTGTGGAGTTGGCGAAACGCGACCGTTGCGACATAACGATGCACTCAGAAACCATCCTCGCTCGTGACGCCTACACGAAGGAGTTGGAGGGGAGGCTGTGTAAGGCGGAGGAATTAATTGCCAACGCCGGAATGCACGACTCGTCGTGTAAGGTTGATGAGGGCGATGAATGTTCATGCTCCCAATTTCCCTCCCCCTGCCGACACGAGGAGGAGGCGAAGCGCAAAACAGCGGAGTGCACGTTGTTGTTTGATGACGGGGTACAGGTGCGTGAAGAAAACAAGCGGCTGCGGGAGGCGGTGGAGTGGGCGTGTGCGGAGCTGGAAAGGGAATCCAAGGCTGACGTATTGTTGTCTCTTAACGCCGAGTGCCGAAAAATACAAGAAGGATTAGGTAATATAATTCGCACTCGGCTTGCCAATTTCGCGACCGAACTCCGCCGCCGGGCAGGAGGAGGGGTGATGAAGATCGAACGCTGTTGCGCTTGTGGCGATCCTACGGATAGGGCGGGACGTGCCGATGACTCCTTATATACGAGTGAGGGTATTGGTCCGTTCTGTTCGTCGTGTTACGACGGGGCGTTACACGTGGAGAAGGTCTACAAAGAAATGCTTGCCCGTAAGACGTCCGAGTGTACCGCTTTCTTCGATGATGGCGTGTTGAAGGGTAAGCGAATAAAACAATTGGAAATTGGATATGACGAATTGCGCACTGTTTGCAATAGGCTCATGCCGGGAGGCAAGTGATGCCGCCAGAATGCCATGCTTGCGGGACATATTGGGCAAACGGTGCGCCGGGATGTGGTTGCGATGGCCGGGAACCGAGGGTAATTATCCGCGAACTGCAATCCTCCTGCGCCGCCAAGGACGCGGAGATCAGGGGGCTGAGGGCTGACCTGGAAACTAGTACTCACCTTACCATCGCGGTGGGGGATAGGAATAGGGAATTGAGGGATACCATAGACGTACTGGACGGATTGATTAAACTCGCCATTCGCGCCCTCAACGGGAAGGAGTGACGCATGGGAGACGCCATCAGCATCGTATTCATCGTCATGATCGCCATGTGGCTCGGCTTTAACTTGGGCGTAATGGTCGGAGAGAAACATGAGCGCAACCGGACTCGGTTGATGGTAGGTGGCGTGGAACCACCTATCGACAGTAAGAAGGGGTGACGCATGGACAAGGGACCGTGGAAGGTACGCCGGTCTGATAAGTACGGCGCACTCGTGACATCCGACGACTTCACGCACGACGTTACGCTGACGATCAGTGGGGATTTCCGCAACCGTGCCGAGAAGATAAAGTACGCCGAGTGGCTGGCGAAAAGACTGAACGGGAAGGGGTGAGGATGGTAGCCAACAATCAGACCATAGGAGGGCCGACATGAAAGGCAAGTATTGCATGGTCAGGACGTACAGCGCGGGAGTGTTTGCGGGAACGATCGTGTCCATGAAGGGGAAGGAGGCGAAACTAAAGAATGCCCGGCGGATCTGGTATTGGGACGGCGCGGCGTCCCTGTCGCAGTTGGCGACCAGCGGGACATCCAAGCCCGAGAACTGCAAATTCCCCGAACCCGTGGCGTCCATACTGCTCACGGAGGTCATCGAGGTGATTCCGATCACGCTCGCCGCGAAGAAGTCCATCGAGTCGGTGCCGGTATGGAAAAAATAACTTCGGGGTCCGGGTACGGGTCCGGGTCCGGGGACGGGTCCGGGGACGGGTACGGGTCCGGGTACGGGTCCGGGTCCGGGTACGGGTCCGGGTCCGGGGACGGGTCCGGGGACGGGTACGGGTCCGGGTACGGGTCCGGGTCCGGGTCCGGGGACGGGTCCGGGGACGGGTACGGGTCCGGGTACGGGTCCGGGTCCGGGTACGGGTCCGGGTCCGGGTACGGGTAATCGGTTTTACCGGGGGCCGCGCATCCGGTAAAAACACGCGCCTACATCCTCCTGAACAGCGCAGCGATGACGCCTACTTCCCGAATATCATCGGCAGGTATGATTTTAACAAGATCACAACTATGCCGCCGAGTGCGCCGACGACCATCAGCATGAGGTTGTCTAGTTTGCCGAATATCTTGTCGCCCATTGCGCCACGGGCCTTTATCTCAGAGATTAAGTCCTGCCGCAATTCGTTCGATGTCCGCTCGTGCCATTCCTTGTGGCCGCATCCGTCGCGGGCCAAGTTGGTATGATCGTCTCGTAATTTGTCGATGGCTTTCCACACGTCGTCACCGTTCGCCATGATTGACTCCCGCCTGTTATTTTGCCGCCGCGCCGATGAAGCCGACGATGATCCCGAGCGCGACCCACTTCCCGGCATTGAGTACCCTCTGATACCACGGCCCCGCCGCGATCTTGGCGGCGTCTTGTCCGGCCTTCCGGGTATCCTCCACCAGTTTCCGGGCGTCCGCGAGTTCCCGATCCTGTTCCGCGACCCGCTGGTCGATGATCCCGGCGCGGGATTCACAGGATGTCAAGGCGTCCTCCGCGGCGACCACCGCATCCCGGCAGGGGGGCAGGGACTCCAGATCCTGGAGGATTCGCTCCCCATCGGGCAGGGGGAAGCAGATTTCGCCCCCGGAGGGGTGCGATGCCGGGGGGTAGACGGGGTTATCCCCCCCGAGGCCATAGGTAGGCATACCCCCCGCCAACAGGACGCAGCACAGACCGATTATGGCGGTTTTCCTCATTGGACTTTCCCCCGATACCCCATTTTCAGGAATCGTTCCTCGATTTCGCCGGGATTCTTGGG